TCAGACGGGAAGTGCGCCCAAATCGGCGTTTGCGCCCCGATCTGCGCTCAAGTGGGGCGCAGGGCTTCGGCCGGCCGAGATGTGCTCCACGGCGTCGGCGAGCCCATCCGGCGAGTGCTTCGCGTAGACCTGCTCGACCATCTGCATCGTGTTCCCGAGGATGCCGGCGATCTTCCAGAGCGGGACGCCACGGCGCGCCATCCAGGTCGCCGCGGTGTGCCGCAGGACGTGCGGGTGGAAGTCCCGGACGCCGACCTTCTTCGCGATCCGTTCGATGTGGTGGTAGATGTCGGATGACGTATCCAACACATAAGACGTGCGGCGTTCCTCATAGGCGCGCTCCAGGACCGGCCGCAGGCGCGAGGAGATGGGCACGCTCGGGCGTTTCTTCTTCGAGCGCAGATCGCCGTGGCGGTGGTAGTGGATCACGCCGGCTTCGAGGTCGACCTGATCCCACTGGAGGCGCTCGATCACGGCCCGGCGCGCGGCCGTCTCGATCGCGATGTGCAGGAAGCGCTCGGCGCGGGACAGGCGCCCATCCTCCCGGCGGGTCTCAGCCTCCGCGAGGATCTTCTCAAACTCGTGGACCCGGAGCCAGCGGTCCCGGATCTCCGGGGCCTCCAGGCCTTCCACCTCGACCCGGGCGGACGCCGGCAGCTTCCGGCGCTTGATCGCGTAGTTCACGGCCGCCTTGAGCTTGCCCACCTCCAGCCAGACGGTACTGGCCTTGGCGGGCGTGCCGATCCGGCCGGCGCGGCGGTCCTTCACGTACCTGTCGATCACGGGCTGCCCGATGTCCGAGACCGACAGGTCGCCGAAGGCCTGGAGCAGGTAGCGGCCGACGCCGGCCGTGTTCGGGCCGGAGACCAGCTTCGGCAGCATTTCCTCTGCATAGAGGCCCCATACGGTGCGGAAGTCTACGACCGCTTTTTCCGGACGGGCCGCGGCGTGGGCTTCGTTGAGAAGCCACTGGCCGAAGAACTTCTGAGCCTTAGCCACTTCGCGTTCGCCCGTCGAGACGCGGCGAGTTCTGCGTCCTTCGAGCCAGTGAATATAGTACCGGCCGTTTTCGTGCAGTTGAAGTGTTGGCGCATTAGACATCGCTCTGTCTCCAGAAATGCATCAAAGTCGCATTCGCGAATGAGGACAGGTCGGCCGGGAATAAAGGCTAGGCGTCCGGCGTACCTAAGTTTGCGGACCTTCGAGACTGAGCACCTCAGTCTCGCGGCGACATCAGCCTCACTCAGTAGCGGATGTGTCATCTTCGGCTATCAGCTGATAGATCTTGAGAGCCGTTGCGGACTTCACGAGGCGATTGACCTGGATCCAGGCGTAGCCTGGGCGGCCTTTGGCTTCCGTTATGTTGAGGGCGGCCGGCGCCTTGTGGTGCGCTTCTTGGACGTAGACATCGGTGAGCTGGTTCAGCTCGATCGACAGCGCGCTCGCCATGCGCTGTAGGTTCTCCCGGGTCGGGAAGCTCGTCTCGTTCTCCGTGGTGTTGACGACATTCCGGTTGAGCCCAGCGCGGCGCGCCAACTCGGCCTGTGACCAGCCTCTGTCTCGCCGCAGCTCGGCGATCCTCCCAGCGATCATGTGCAGTTTAGCTTTGCGCACACTATCGTCTGCTGGGCCCGTTGAGCTTTCCCGGAGCGCTCCTGCGTCATCGGACAAATCGTCAGCTATCGCGTTCATACCATTCCACGCCCCGCGGCAGAGGTGCCACAACGCCGTCGTAAGACATTTTGTCCGAAATCGCAAATCGGCATGTTGACGGCGGACATAATGTCTGACACGAAGGTATGCGTCAGACAGAGGCGGCAATGGCGAGCTTCAACAGCACCAAGTTCCTCAAGGCCTACTTCCCTGACTGCGCCACCATGCGGAGCCTGCTCGCGGCCTACGGTTTCGAGCAGCCCATGGCGGACACCGCCGAGAAATGGTGGCGCCGCGGGTCGGTGCCGGGCGCTTGGCTACCGCTTCTTCTGGGTGTGCTGGAGCTGGAGCACGGCCAGCCCGTCTCGTTGCTACCCTACATTGAACGCTAGCCGAGCGCCCGACGTTCTGCTTCTGTTCCTGCGGCCCCTATCAGGGCCTCGACCCGAAATCCCTGGTGGTATGCAAGGTGTCTCGTGAGCTTACAGGGTGACATACGGATGTTTTGGCGTTTCGCCAGCGTTCTGCGATTCGGGGGCGAACGCGGCCTACCGCGATGTGTTTTGGATGAGGCTCGCGACGAGCTTGCGAGCATCGCACGACACACACGTAGCCATGATTTGCGCGCACAATGCGAAGCGTTGCTCGATACTTACGCCGAGCAGCGCCAGCGGGATATGACGATCGTACCCTTTTGGATCGACTTAGCGCCGCAGCTCCAGTGCGTCTGCCCGGCCTGCGGAGCACAACTTCCAGGTGAAAGCAAGACCGCATCACCTAGGTTCTTCGCGGTATGAGAATTCTGGGGATAGATCCAGGAGCAAAAGGTGCGCTCGCGATCGTCGAAAACCACACAGTACGCATCTTCGACATGCCGCGCCTGACGGTGCGGCGTGGCGGGAGCGATAAGGACGAGGTCGACGGCTTCGCACTCATGGATCTGCTGTCTGATCTGTCGCCGGACGTGGCTTACTTGGAGCAGGTCGGCGGCATGGACGGGCAGTCCGCGAGCGCCGCCTTCAACTTCGGACGGGCCGCTGGCGCCCCGGAATATCTGCTGATGGGCCTGCGGATCAGACACAGCCGCGTCCCGCCGCAGGTCTGGAAGCGAGCGCTCAAGATCAAGGGCGGGAAGGACGACGCCCGCATGGAGGCGATGCGCCGCTGGCCGGCGCTCGCGAAGGAATTTCGGATCCGCCGGCCGGACTTCGCCGAGGCGGCGCTGATCGCAGAGTACGGCCGCATCCAAGAGGGCACCAATGACCTGTTCGCGTGAAATTCCGGACTTCTCCCAGCCGTTAGATCGACCGGCCGCGCCCACCTTCGACGTGGTCCAGCGCCCGGAGCACTACGCCTCCGGCGGGATCGAGTGCATTGACGCGATTGCGGCGGCCATGTCGGTCGAGGCGTTCCGGGGCTACCTCCGCGGCAACGCCCTCAAGTACCTCTGGCGCTACGAGCGGAAGGGAGGCCTCGAAGACCTCAAGAAGGCCGCTTGGTATCTCGACCGCCTCCAGCTCTCGATCGAGACGGCCGCCTGATGCAGCCGGTCCCCCTCCCGCACCAGATCGACGGCGGCCAGTTCCTCGCGAACGGCGGGCTGCTGCTCGCCGACGAGCCCCGCGTGGGCAAGACGGGCGCCTCGATCCTGGCGCTCGACTTCCTCATGGCGCGCCGCGTCCTGGTCGTCACCACGGCGTCGGGCCGCTTCAATTTCGGCCGCGAGGTGCGGGAGTGGCAGGCCTTCCCGCGCGAGGTCCAGGTGCTGATGGGCACGATCGGCCGGATCCAGCCGCAGGCGGACGTGGCGGTCGTGGGCTGGTCGACGGTCGGCAATGAGCAGCAGCAGGCCCATTTGCTCGACTGGCGGCCCGAGCTGGTCGTCCTGGACGAGAGCCACTACGCCAAGAGCTTCGAGGCGAAGCGGACCGTCGCGGCCATGGCGCTCGCCGCCCAGGCGGACCGGACGTTCTGTCTGTCCGGCACGCCCATGCCGAACAGCCCCCTCGACCTGTGGCCCATGCTCAAGACGCTCGCCCCCGAGCGGGTGAGCGATCTCACCTACGATCAGTTCATGGACCGCTATTGCGTCTACCGGCGCAAGTTCGTGGCCGGCGAGTGGAAGGCGATCGTCAAGCGCGGGAAGAACGAGGTCGAGCTGCGCCAGCGCCTCGACGGGCTGCTCCTGCGGCGGACCCAGCAGGACGTAGGGATCCGCGAGCCCATCTACTCGACCCTGGCCCTCGACGGCGGCGCTGTCGGCACGGCCGCGATCCGGGCCGCCCTGCGCGAGCTGCCCGAGGCCGACGAGATCCTGGACGCCGCCGAGACCGGCGACACGAAGGCGCTTGAGCACCATCTGGGCACGCTCCGGCGCGTGACCGGGATCGCCAAGGCCCACGCGGTCGCCGAGCTGGTCAAGGAGGAGATCGAGACCGGCAAGATGTCCCGGGTCGTGCTGATGTGCTGGCACACCGGGGCGATCGAAGCGCTCCAGGGCCTGCTCAAGGCCTACAACCCGGTCGTCCTGGACGGCTCGACCCCGGCGGCGAAGCGTGCCGGCGTGATCGAGGCCTTCCAGAACAACCGCTCCCAGGTGTTCATCGGTCAGATCATCGCCGCGGGTGAGGCGATCGACCTTTCAGTTTCGCGCGACCTGATCTTCGTCGAGCAAAGTTTTGCTCCGAAGGACATGAAGCAGGCCGCGCTCCGGATCACCAATCACGGCCAGAAGGCGCAGTGTTTGGTGAGAGTAGCCGCGCTCGCGGGCTCGATAGACGAGGCCTTGACTGCGGTGTTAGTGCGCAAAGTCGCTTCAATCAAAGAGGTTCTTCAGTGAGCATTTCGATCACCATCAACGGCGAGAGCGCTTCCGAGGCTATCCGCGAGATCTTAACGCTGGCCGGCAGCATGGGCGTGACCCAGGCCACCGCCACGTCCGTCCCCGCGCTCGCGACTGGCATGTCTGATGTGTCGTCCGACAAGGGCGCTCCCGAGGCGGCCCCCGAGACCAAGGTCGACACCGCCAAGGAGCCGGCGAAGTCGACCCGCAAGAAGGCGGCCGATAAGCCCGCACCGGCCGCGCCGCCCGAGCCCGCCCCCGAGGTGAAGGCCCAGGACGCCGCCGACGAAGCGGCCGAGAGCACCGCGGCCGTCGAGGCCACCGCGGCCGAGGCCAAGGTCGACCCGGCCGAGGTGTTCGACCGGAACGTCATGCGCAACGCGGGCGGCGAGTACGCCAAGCTCTACGGCATGCCGGCGGCCCAGGAGGACGGCCCGAAGATCATCGGCTACCCGGCGTTCTCGAAGGTGCCGGATGAGGAGATCGAGAAGGCCACGCGGGCGCTGCGCGCGGCGATCGTCGAGAACCCCTACAACCGCACGAAGGTCGCGTGATGTCTGCCGGCCACGCCCAGCGGGATCACGCGCAATGGAGCGCCAGCGCCAGCGCCCGCCTCTGGGCGTGCGCCGGCAGCCTCGCCCTGTCCGGTCGCACCGGACGGGCTGACAACGAGAGCGAGGCGGCTGCCTGGGGCACCGCCTGCCACGAGGTTGCGGAGGACTGTCTGACGAACCGGCGGGAAGCTGCCGAGTGGGTCGGGCGGTTCGTGAAGACGAAGCGCCACACGATCGAGGTCGACGAGGAGCTGGCCGAGACGGCCCAGGTCTACGTCGACTACGTCCGGCAGGCTGCCGACGTGCAGCTCGGCGGCCTATGGATCGAGCAGCGCTTCAAGCTCGACGCGATCAATCCGCCCTTCGAGGCCGGCGGCACGGCCGACGCGGTCATCTACCGGGCGATCCAGCGCGAGCTGGAGGTCGTCGATCTCAAGGGCGGCCGGGGGATCGTCGTCGAGGCGCTCGGCAACAAGCAGGCCCGCACCTACGGCCTGGGCGCCGTGCTCAACAACCCTGGGCTCGACATCCAACACGTCAAGGTGACGATCGTCCAGCCCCGGGCGCCGCACCGGGACGGGCCCATCCGGTCCGAGACCTTCCACATCACGGACCTGATCGACTGGACGACCGACCTGCTGGCCGCGATGCGGCTCGCGAAGCTGGCCGACGACACCTACGGCTCGAACGCATCGGAGGATGGATCCTTCGACGAGTGGGCCGAGCGGTTTCTCGTCTCGGGCGATCACTGCACGTTCTGCCCGTGCGCCGGCTCCTGCCCGGCCCTGGCGAACGCCGCCCAGGCCAAGGCTCACCTGTTCTTCAAGGATGAGAGCGGCGTCGAGCAGGAGAACACGGCCGGCCGGCTGACGCCCGCGGAGATCTCCAAGATCCTCGACGCGGCCGACATGATCCAGAACTGGCTCAACGCCGTGCGGGCCCATGCCCACGCCCAGGCAGAGGCCGGTGTCGAGATCCCGAACTACCAGCTCGTGCCCAAGGTCGGGCGCGAGCGCTGGAACGACGGCGCCGAGGCCGACGTGCTCGCCGCGTGCGAGTGGGCCGAGCTGCCGCCCAGCGACTACCAGAATGCTCCGAAGCTGAGAACGCCCAAGCAGATCCGCAAGGCGCTCGGCTCGGACCTAGCGAAGCTCGTCGAAAGACATTCGACGGTGCCCACTGCCGGAACCTCCCTGGTCCGGCAGGATAAGACGGTGCGTGACCCGGTTACGCCGAAAGCGCTCCAGTTATTCTCAGTGATTGACGACTGAAAGGACACAAGATGACTTCCCGTACCGAAGATTTCCGCTCGCCGCTCGCCCGTCTGTCGCGCGTGAACCTCTACAAGCCCCGGGCCAACAAGAAGGACCCGAGCAAGCTCAAGTTCGAGGTCAACCTGCTGTTCCCGAAGTCTGCCGACCTGTCGGCGATCAAGGCAGCCGTGATCCAGGCGGCCAAGGCCGAGTGGGGCGAGAAGGCGGTCGACCTGCTCAAGAACGGCGCGATCAAGCAGCCGATCCTGGACGGCGACGGCCCGCAGGGCGTCTCGAAGAAGACCGGCGAGCGCTACAAGGAGCTGGAGGGGATGTTCTTCATCCGCTGCGCCTCGAACCTCCAGCCGGCGCTGCTGAGCCCGAAGGTCACGGCCGCGATCGACGGCACGCACCTCTACTCCGGCTGCTACGGCTATGCCGCGATCCACGCCTACACCTGGGAGAGCGACGAGAACGGCCGCGGCGTCTCGATCGGGCTGAGCATGGTCCAGCACGCGAAGGACGGCGAGCGCCTGGGCGGCGGACAGGCGGATCCCTCGAAGTTCTTCGAGACGATCCCGGACGACGACAGCGGCAGCGACGGTGCCGGCGCGGTGCCCGAGGGCGACGGCGCGGGCGCGCTGTTCTCCTGATCGTCTGATCCGTCATGCGACGCCGGGCATGGTGTCCGGCGTCGCCCCGCAGTAGGAGATCCCAACGATGTCACGCATGAAGACCCTTGCCGTCGCGCTCGGCGCCGGCATCGCCGCCTCCGCGGGCCGCATCCTGTCCGGCACCACGACCAATCAGGTCGTCGAGCCCCAGGACCGCCGCGAGCGCCGCCGGCAGCGCCGCAAGCCCACCAAGGGCGTCTACCGCCCGCGGCGAGGCTCCCGGAGCCGCTACACGCCCCACCAGGGCGAGCGCGAGCAGGCCCGCCGCATCCGGCAGCTCATGGACGGCCAGCTCCGCTGCTGGGAGCCGCCGGTCGAGCCCACGCCGGCCGCTCCCGAGCCCGCGCCGATCAAGGCCTCCGTGCTGATCGAGAACGGCCTGGAGGCCGAGCGCCGGGCCAAGCGCAGCGAGGCGGCCCGGAAGGCCGCCGCGACCCGCGCCGCTCGCAAGCTGGAGGCGGCCAATGGCTAAGGGGCAGCCGGACCCGGGCATCGGGCACAACTCGGACAGCATCGCTGCTGACGAGCTTCGCACCTTCATCGAACGCCTGGAGCGCCTCGCCGAGGAGAAGGCCGGCATCATGGGCGACATGAAGGAAGTAATGGCCGAAGCAAAAGGCCGTGGCTTCGACGCCAAGACCATCCGGAAGATCTTGCGGATCCGTTCGCGCGACCATTCCGAGATGCAGGAGGAGGCCGCGGTACTCGAACTGTACTGCCAAGCGCTCGGCATGGAGAACTTCTTCGCATGAACATGCCCATTCCTCCCGACCGGAAGGTCCGCGGCGGTTGTGGCTTCTGCGCCCTGGTCTGGTCGCTGATGCTGGCGATCATCCTGATCTGCGCGACCGCCTGGGTCGTCCTGTGAATGGACTGCCCGACCAGTCCTGGCATGCGGAGGCGCTTCGCCTCCACGGCCAGGGCTGGACTTCCGAGCGGATCGGCTTCCGGGTCGGCCGCTCGACCTTCACCGTCCAGAAGCTGCTGTTCCCGGGCACCCAGGAGGGGATCCGGGAACGCTCGCGTGAGCGGCAGCGCCGCCGCGCGCTGGATCCCGCCTACGCCGAGCGCGAGCGCGAACGCCACCGAGCCCGCCGCGCCAGACAGAAAGCCGCCTGCCAATGTTCGACCAAGACGACGCCCCGGGCTACCTGATCGACGCCTACAAGACGGCGATCGAGAAGGGCCTGCTCAGCCTCACCCTGACCCGCATCGGCACCGAGAACCGGATGTGGCAGGCCTCCAGCCGCTTCCCGCGCTCGACCGGCTACCACGTCCATATCGAGCCCGACGCCCTGGACGCGGTCATGGGCGCGCTCGGGGCCTGGGCCCGCGTGGACGCCGCGCCTGTCACCACGCCGCCGGCCGCGCCCGAGCCCGCCGGTTTCTTCGACGACGAGCCCACCGAGGGCGACCCGCGCGAGGACATGACACTCGCGGACCGGCAGGCGCCGGCCGAGCCCGAGGGCGAGAGCCTGTTCGACTGATGCTGTCGCCGGGCCTCGACTTCGATCCGCGCTTCTGGCCGTCTGATCCGTCGCCCGACGCGGCGGTCTGCCTCCAGCTCTCGGACCGGATCGACTGCTACTGCCTGCTCGACCGGCAGGACTACGAGTGGGCCCGGCGCTGGCTCTGGTGTCACACCTACGGCTCCGGGTCGTTCGACCCGGAGACCTGGACGATTGATCGCCCGGACGGGATCTACGCCCGCCGGTCCGTGCCCATCTCCGGGCGCGTCACGCCGAGCGGCCGGCCCGCCTACGGCAACCTGTTCCTGCACCGCGCGATCCTGGAGCGCGCCGATGGCCCGCCGCCGGACCCGTCATGGGTCGGGGACCACATCAACGGCGACACGCTCGACAACCGGCGCTGCAACCTGCGCTGGGCCTCGAAGTCCCTCAACGCCCAGAACACCGTCCGCTTCCGGAACGCCACCCTCGCGCGCTACGCGGCCGAATATGCCGCCGCGCATCAAGTATAGCAGAGGCTATAATGTCCGGCCTGGAGATCGACTTCGAGACGCGCTCGCCCGTCAACCTCAAGGTCGAGGGCGTCTACCGTTACATGGAGCACCCGGAGACGGTGCCGCTCATGGCGAGCTACACGATCGACGGGGGCCCGGTGCGCCGCTGGCGTCCGCCCGAGCCGTGCCCGGCCGACATCGTCGAGCACGTCGAGAAGGGCGGCCAGATCTCCGCGCACAACGCCGGCTTCGAGCGGCTCCTGTGGCAGATGATCCTGTCGAAGCGCTACGGCTGGCCGGCCGTGCGCCTCCGGCAGTTCCGCTGCACGGCCGCCACGGCCGCCGCGCTCTCGCTCCCGCGTGACCTGGATGGGCTCGGGACGGTGCTCCAGCTCAAGGTCCAGAAGGACAAGACCGGCAAGGCCCTGATCGACCGCTTCTCCAAGCCTCGCCGGGCGCTCAAGGCCGACCTGTCGCGCTACGAGGGCGGGCCCATCCCGACGCTCTGGCACGAGCCCGAGGCCTTCCCGGAGGAGTTCGAGCGCTTCCACGACTACTGCGACCTGGACGTGCTGACGGAGCGGGCCGCCGATCGGCGCATGATCCCGCTGCGGCGCGAGTGCCAGGAAGCCTACTGGCGGTCCGAGGAGATCAACGACCGCGGCCTGCGGATCGACGTGGAAAGCGCGACGGCCGCCCTGCGGCTGGTCGACCGGGCGAAGATCCTGCTCGACCGCCGCATGCGCCGCGTGACGGAAGGGGCGGTCGAGGCCTGCTCCCAGGTCTCGAAGCTCAAGGAGTGGTGCGTCGCGCAGTTGGGGCAGGGCCCCGTGATGGAGTTCGCCCAGGAGCTGCTCGACAGCGAGGCGCTGGTCGGCGAGAGCGCGGACATCCCGCAGTTCGACAGCCTGGGCAAGGCCGACCTTGACGACCTGCTGGAGCGCGACGACCTGCCGGCGGCCGTCCGGCAGGCGCTGGAGCTGCGCCGGGACTACGCCAAGGCCTCCACGGCCAAGATCAAGGCCTTCCTGGCCCGCGCCGGCAGCGATGGCCGGATCCGGGGCTCGTTCCTGTTCCGGGCCGCCGGCACCGGCCGCTACAGCTCCACGGGCGCGCAGGTCCACAACCTGCCGCGGCCCCGCAAGGTGTTCGACGACGCGCACCTCGACCAGCGCGGCCTGTTCGAGGCGATCCGGCACGCGAGCCCGGAGTGGCTGGAGACCCTCTACGGCGAGGAGCTGGGCAAGACGCTGCCGCTCCTGTCGGACAGCATTCGCGGCTTCATCTGGGCCGGCCCAGGCAAGGAGCTGCTCGCCGCCGACTACAGCGGGATCGAGGGCGCGATCCAGGCATGGTTTGCCGGCGAGGACTGGAAGGTCAAAGCGCTGTTCGACCTGATCCTCGACCCGTCCCTGCCCGATATGTACCGCCGGGCCGCGGCCGGTATCTACAACACGACTACGGACCTGCTGACGAAGAAGGACAAGCGCCGGCAGGTCGGCAAGGTGTCCGAGCTGAGCCTGGGCTACCAGGGCGGCGTCGGCGCCTTCCGGAGCATGGCCCGCAACTACAGCCTCAAGCTCGGGCCCATCTTCGGCCCCGCCTGGGAGGCCGCGGACGGGGAGCGGCGCGAGAAGGCCGCCAAGCGCTACGAGGAGTGCCTGGAGCGCGGCGAGCTGCTGACGAAGCAGCTCACCCGGGAGGAGTGGATGGGCGCCGAGCTGGTCAAGATCGGCTGGCGCGCCACGCACCCGGCGATCGTCGCGAGCTGGAAGACCCTGGAGGCCGCCGCGCGCGAAGCGGTCGACTACCCTGGGCGCCAGGTCCAAGCCCTCAAGGTGTCGTTTCGGGTCGCCCGGGGCTTCCTGTTCTGCAAGCTGCCGTCCGGCCGGTGCCTCGCCTACGGGGCGCCGAGCGTGCGCGAGGTGGAGGTGCCGTGGGCGGACAAGGCACTGACGCCGGACCTGCGCGAGAAGCGCCCGGTCGTGACCTGCCTGGGCGTCGACAGTCAGACCCGGAAGCTCGTCCGCTACGCGCTCTACGGCGGCCTGATCTTCGAGAACGTGGTCCAGGCTATCGCGCTCGATCTCCTGGACAATGGGATCGAGATCGCCGAGGCCGCCGGCTACCCTGTCGTCGGGCACGTCCACGACGAGATCATCACGGAGGTTCCCCGGGGCTTCGGCGATCTCGCGTGGTTCGAGAAGGAGATCTGCCGGCTGCCGGAATGGGCACGCGGTCTGCCGCTGACTGCCGGCGGCTGGCGCGGGAAGCGCTACCGAAAAGACTAGGCGTCTCAAGCCTGTACGCCGCCGGCCCGTGTTCGCAACTTACGGTGCGAACATGGACGGCCAAACCTGTCAACGTAACGGTGTGAAAATATACCGCCTGACAACCCTGCGCACAGCTTGTAGACCCCGTAATGGTGCCGTTACGGCGCTGCTGCTTAGGGTTGTGTGGAGTGGCCTAGATGTCAGACAGGCAAGACAAGTATCAGCGGTTTCGTCACGCCCTGATGGCGCCGTATGACAATCATCCGTCCGGGACATTCCCGATCTTTACGACGAACAAGCATTTCAATCTGGCGGACTACGCTGCCGAGAGCGCAAACCATTCGGTCGACAGCTTCGACAATCTGGCGCGGGCGTGCCCGGACGAGCTGTTCATGGATCTCGGCTGCGGCCGGCGCGCGACGACCCTCGACAACATCCTCTACGTCGAAGTCTATCCGTCCGTCTCGGCAGATCTGATTGTCGAGCCCATTTGCCACTACCCGATCAAAGACGGCACACTGCGCGGCATCGGCTGCTTCGCCGTGCTCGAACACACCCGGCAACCGTGGATCGTCGTCCAGGAGATGCGCCGCATGCTCAAGCCGGGCGGACAGGTGTTCATAGACTGGCCGTTCCTCCAGCCGATCCACGGCTATCCGAGCCACTACTTCAACGCCACCCGCGAGGGCCTAACGACGATCTTCGAGGACCAGGGTTTCCAGGTCGATCAGGCCTTCACGGGCGCGCACCAGACGGCCGCCTACACGATCCAGTGGATCCTGGCCCGGTTCGCTCACAACCTGAAAGACCCGGAGCTGCGGCACGAGTTCGCCCAGATGACGGTGAGCGATCTGGTCTCCATGTCGCAGCAGGATCCGCTCTGGTGGAAGTTCCTCGACGCGCTGCCGCCGGCCGCCTTTTCCGAGCTGGCCTGCGGCAACATGCTGTTCGCCACCAAGCAGGACTAGGCTCACGGGTTGTCGGGCTTGATGAGGTAGATCCGGACCGCCGCGTTTGCCGGCGGGCTCGGGGCGAACCCGTCCGGATACATGACGAACCGGATCTTATCGCCGATATTCAAGTGCCGAATGGTCGGGTTGATCGCGGTGTATCGAACAACGTTCGGTCGCCAGTCCCACTTGAAGTAGTCGCCGTCACCTTCTTTCGTATCGAGCCCGAACCCGAAAGAGAACGTGCCCGAGCTATCGCCCCAGCGCAGCAGGGCGGACAGGGAATAGACGCCGCTTTCCGGACAGGTGTACCAGAAATTCGTGCTGTCCCATAGGTTCTCAGGGTCCGATACTTTCGTGCCCATGCCTAGGCGGAAGAAGTTGTTCGTGTTGTTCGTCCAGCCGGCGCCATTGCCTGTGATGTCGACGAAATGATCGCCGATCACACCGAGGCCGCTGAAAAACTTGACCATCTTCTTGCGGTTCTTGGCGCCCTGGGCGACGTTGCCGCTGGCAAAGCTGTAGTCGTCCAGGATCACGCCCAGGTTGATCCCGTCGACTGAGCCCAGCAGCGTCGCGTTGCCGCTCTCGTCGTTGCCCCAGCCCAGCGAGATCGAGTTGCCGCCCTGGCCCGGTCCGGTGCCCTGTTGGACGGGCGTGTAGCCGTAGGTGCCGGGCGGCCCCTGGATCCCCTGAATGCCCTGGTCGCCCTTGGGCCCCTGAATGCCCTGCGCGCCCTGGTCGCCCTTCGGGCCCTGGAGGCCTTGCGCGCCCGTGTCGCCCTTGTCGCCCTTCGGGCCCTGGGTGCCGGCCGTGCCGGCGGGGCCTTGGATACCCTGGTCGCCCTTGGGCCCCTGGAGCCCCGGGTCGCCCTGCACGCCCTGGAGCCCCTGATCGCCCTTGTCGCCCTTCGGGCCCTGAATGCCCTGGGCGCCCGTGTCGCCCTTCGGGCCGGCCGAGCCGGCCGCGCCAGCGACGCCCTGGAGCCCCTGGTCGCCCTTGTCGCCCTTGGGGCCCTGCACGCCCTGCGGGCCGCGGATCTGGCCGACGTTGGTGAAGCCCGCGCCCGTGTAGGCGTAGCCGTCGCCGGCCGCGTAGCCGTCGCCCGAGGCGGTCATGATGTAGGTGTCGCCCGGCGTGTTGCCGGCGGCCGGGAGATCGGCGGGAGTGGGCACGCTCCCCTTGATGACCACGCCCGCGCCCTGGTCGCCCTTGAGGCCCTGGTCGCCCTTGTCGCCCTTCGGCCCCTGAATGCCCTGGAGCCCCTGGTCGCCCTTCGGGCCCTGGAGCCCCGTGTCGCCCTTGTCGCCCTTCGGGCCCTGCGCGCCGTCGACGCCGTTGGTGCCGGGCACGCCCTGGAGCCCGCGCAGGCCCTGGTCGCCCTTGGCGCCCTGGAGCCCCTGGACGCCCTGGTCGCCCTTCGGACCCTGTAGGCCCTGCGGCCCGCGGTCGCCGGCCGGCCCCTGGAGCCCCGGGGCACCCTGGTCGCCCTTGGGCCCCTGCACGCCCTGGTCGCCCTTGTGCCCGGTCTCGCCCTGGATCCCCTGGCGCCCGGTGTCGCCCTTCGGGCCCTGGAGCCCGATCGGCCCCTGGTCGCCCTTCTCGCCGCGGTCGCCCTTCTCGCCCTTGAGGCTCGCGAGCCAGTCGATCACGTTGCCCTGGAAGCCGTTGGCCTTCGCCACGCCGTAGGCGTCCAGGGTCTGCTCGAACGCGGCCGAGATCGCGTCCAGCTCGGCGTCGAGCTGTGTCGCCGGCAGCGGCCGGGCCGGGTTGTTCGCCTGGAAGCCGGAGAAGCTGTATTTGCGCTCGTAGTTCATCGCGCCCTCGAAAGCAGAAGGGCCCGCTGCCCAGAAGACAGCGAGCCCATCGTCTTATGACAGATCAGACAGTCCAGGCCTAGAACTGGTGATTTCCGCCCAGGTCGATCAGGCCGGAGCCAGCGAGCAGCAGGCCCGGTCCGAAGCGGCCGTTGCCGCCGGCCCGGTTGTTGCCGCCGGACTGGTTGAAGATGACCGCCGAGCCGCCGGGGAAGCCGATCCCGTCGTTGTCGCGGGCCCGCGAGTTCGACGTGCCGTTGGCGAAGGCGATGCCGTACATGCCGGCTCCGGTGTCGCCGCTCTCCGCAAGGTGGATCATGCGGCAGTTGTGGACTTCGCACTGGGTGCAGTTGTTGAACAGGACGTGGCCCTGCTTATTCGCGCCGCCCGCGTCGAGGTACAGCAGTACATCCGACATCGTGAACTGCGCGATGTTGTCGAACTGCGCGCAGACGGAGGCCGCGTTGATGTGGCCGCCCTTCCACGAGTGCCCCGGGACTTCGTAGCCGTGGCCGACGACATGGAGGCCGACCTGGACGCCCACGGCGACGCAGTCCGTGAACGAAGTCCCCTCGATCGTCGGCCTGCCATTGGCGTCGCCTTCGTCGAGCTTGAACGCCGTGCCGACGCCGACGACCGTCACGTCCGAGATCGACCAGTCGCCGCAGGCCCCGCCGTTCGCAGCAGCCTCACCGAAGGCGTAGATGCCGGTGCTGTCGGACGGGAACGACCCGTCGTAGAAGCCGACGATCGACACGTCCCGGATCCGCGAGTGCGACGGGTTGCAGACGGCCAGGAAGAAGCCAGGGCGAGCGTCGACCCGGCCCTCGAACCGCATCTTCTCGACGACGATGTTCTGGAACGACCCGCCGAGCGACGAGCTGTTCCGTAAGTAGGCCGCCGAGCCCTGGCCGATGTTCGGCATGGCCGAGACGACGATTCGGAAGCCGCTGAGCTGGAGGAAGTCGGCGTCCGCGACGAGCCCGTTGGTGGCGCCGCCCGTGAAGGCGATCGTGCTGTCCAGGGTCACGCCCCGGAAGGTGAGCGCCTTGCCGTGCGCGGTCGCGTTGAGCGGCCCGTTCACGTTGTAGACGTGCGGCCCGATCAGGATCTCACCGCCACCGGCCGCAATCGCGGCGTCGATCGCGGCCTGGAACGCGACGCGGTTGGTCTCCGCATCGGCCGAGCTGTCGGCGCCGTAGTTCTGCGGGTTGAAGCTGTACTGAGTATTGTCGGTCATGGCTCTGCTTTCTGAGCTGTATCAGACGTGATGAAGGACGCGCCCGTAGGCGCGCCCCATTGTCGTAAGACAGATCAGACAGCTTAGACGGCGATGTTGCCGCCCGTGTCGATGATCGACCCGGCCAGGATCGTGCCGCCGCCCTGCTTGGTGACGTGGTGGGCGCGGTTGGCCGCACCGCCGCCAGCGTTGTAGACAGCCGCCGAACCGGGGTGGAACCCGATCGCGTCGATGTCGTGGACGTTGCAGAGGTCGGTCGAGCCCGCGAAGGCCACGCCGAAGATCTCGCCACCATTGTCCGGGCCCGTGGTCCCGAAATGCATCAGGTGCATGTCGTGGACCTGGATCTCCGTGCAGTCGGTGCAGAGGATGTGCCCGCCCTTCCGCGCCGAGGCGGCGTTGAGGTAGAACAGCGCGTCCGAGATCTTGAACTGCGCCCAGCTATCGAGCTGGATGGCGATGCCGTCACAGTTGATGTGACCGCCCTTCCACGAGTGGCCCGGAGCCTTGTAGCCCGAGGCGCTCATGCGCAGGCCGATCTTGGCGCCCTGGATCACGCAGTCGGTGAAGGACACGCCCTCGATCGTCTGCTGGCCGTTGCCGCCCGTGCCGCCCTGCGCGAGGATGCCGGTCTCGACGCCGTAGACGTTGACGCCGTGGACCGTGCAGTCGCCGACCGACGAGCCATTCGGCGCCACGTCGCCGAACAGGTAGAGGCCGGTGTTGCCCTTCGAGCCGTAGCTCTCGTTCTCGAAGGCCACGATGCCGATGCCGTCGAGGCGGGCGAAGGCCGGGTTCTGGACGGCCAGGAAGTACAGCGGATCGCTGCCCTGGCGGCCTTCGAGGTTGATGTCGCGGATCGAGATGGTCTCGAACTCGGACCCGAGCCCGGCGGCGCCGCGCACGTAGATGAGCGAGCCCTGGCCGTTCATGCCCGGGGTGCTGGCCGCGATGGCGGCGAAGCCTTCGAGCGAGATCGACTTGGCGTTGACGACCAGACCGTTCTGCATGCCGCCCTGGAAGACCAGACGGCTCTCGCGATCAGCGCCGACGATGCGCACGCCGACGTTGGCGTTGTCGAAGGAGATCGTGTCGTCGAGGGCGAAGTCGCCGCCCGAGATCAGGAGCGTTCCGCCGCCTAACGCGTACAGATCATTGAAGGCCGCACGGAATGCAGCGACGTTGGTGGACGGCGCAGCATTGTTGTCGGCGCCGTAGTCGCGCACGTTCACGAAGCGATCAGTTACGTTGGTGGGCACGATATTACCTCGCGTTGCTGTGGAAAGCCCGGCAAGGCGTTTGCAATACTGTGTGCATAAGGCCACGCTTAAGCGCGGGGGCCTCTGCCCCGCCGGGTCCGTTCACCATACGCAGATCAGACAGCGTCAGACAAGGCGTCGGACAAAATGGCTTGACGCCAGCGGACAGATCGACCAAGTGTGGCGGTGTAGCGCCGCTATTGCCGGCGCCCGACCCAACGGAAGGTGCCGATGAACAGACAGCCCAAGGGCCTCAATCTGGTCCGCGCGACGATCCACCTGGACGCGGCCTTACTGGCCGAGCTGGACAGCGCCGGCCGCGCGCAGAGCCTGTCCCGCAGCGCCGTGCTCGCCCAGCTCCTGCGCAAGGCGCTCCCGAAGTCGCAGAAGGGGACGAGCGCGTGACGATCACACCCCGATCCCTCGACGAGCTGCGCCGGCTGCTGCCGGGCGTGGGCGTCACGATCTACGCGATGGAGCCCGGCGGGCCCGTCACCCTGGAGCTGCTGGAGGAGGGCGACCCGGGCGAAGCGCCGCAGGCGATCACCTGGAGCGCGCCGACCGAGCGCGAGTGCTGGGAGAAGGCCTTCCCGCCGACGCCGGCCGAGCCCGTCGACCAGGGCAGCTTCATGCCGCCCGAGGGCTCGCCGGCCCGCGCCGAGCTGGCCGCGGCCGTTACGGACCCGACCGCCGGCTTAGCCGCCGAGCTGGCCGCGGAGCTGGCCGCCGACGCTGGCGGTCTGTTCGACTGATGAGCGACCAGCTCGAACCGGACGCCTACCAGACGCGGTGCCCGTACTGCCGGGCGATCTGCGACTGCGACCTAGTCGACGTGGGCGTTGGGCTCGTCCAGTGCGGCCCCTACCACTGCGACAATTGCGGCGCGTCCGAAGCGGGCTCCAGCCCCGAGGATGTGGCGCGGCAGGACCCGAAGACGGGATGGTTTCGCCCAGGCGAACCGCCGTCATCCCTCGCCAACATGATTGACGGCCGGCTCGCGTCGGCCGCAGAAACCCGGGACGCATACCGCGCCCGGTTCGCCGGGAGCCCAGACTACGAGGTGCCCGGCGTCGTCGAAGACTGGTACGCGCAGCAGCGTAAGCCCGTCTGATCTGTCATCTTCACATGAAAGCCTGCCATGACAATTCGCAAGCCCATCCTCTGCCTCGACATGGACGGGGTCATCCACAGCTACACTTCCGGCTGGAAGGGCGCCGACGTACTGCCCGACCCGCCCGTGCCGGGCGCGCTCGACTTCATCCTGCGCGCCATGGATGACTTCAAGGTCGCGATCTACTCCAGCCGCTCCGGCCAGGACGGCGGCGTATCGGCCATGGCGACGTGGCTGATCGAGCACATGGTCGAGCACTTCGGCGGCGACCGCGCCCGCGCGTCTGCCGTCGTCGCCCTGATCGACTTCCCGACCGAGAAGCCGCCGGCCCTGGTCACGCTCGACGACCGGGCCGTGACCTTCACCGGCAACTGGCCGGGGCTCGACGAGCTGCTGGCCTTCCAGCCCTGGAACAAGCGCCCGCCGGCCGAGAACGGCCCGCTGCTCACGGGCGACCAGCTCGTCAGCCTGTCCAAGCAGATCCGGGGCTTCGTCGCCGAGATCGACGCCATGCCCGCGCCGGACGCCATGTGCGAGGACGCCACGGCCTACCACCGGGGCCTGCTGCTCAAGCGGATCGCCGACGCCCTTCGCTGATCGGCCTCACCGCCCGCGTAGCTGCCGCTGCGCGGGCGTCTGCTTTGTCATCCGCTTTGAGGCACCCGTGAACGCGCACACCCCGGCTCCCCAGCTCCAGGAAGCGTTCGAGGCGCTGATGCGTCTCGATCCGACCGGCTACCACCACCTCACCAGCATGTCGCCCGAAAGCGGCGGGATCGAGGGCAAGCTGTTCGCGCCGGGGCCTGGGCTCCGGAGCGAGCTGGACGCTTGGGTCGGCGAGCAGACCGCCCGCCGGCGCAACGTCTACTACAGTGTCAACGAGCCCATCCCGGAGGCGCCGGCTACGAAGCTGACGAAGGCGCACATCGCCCGGATCCGCGCGATCGGCGGCGATGTCGATCCGCGCTTACCGGACGGCGCGCCCCTGGAGGACACGCCCGAGGCCGACGCGACCCGCCGGGCGCTGATGCTGGAGGCGCGCAACGCCGTCCTGGAGCAGGCGGCCAAGATCGCGGACGGGCCGTTCCCGCCCTCGATCACGCTGGACAGCGGCAACGGCGCTCAGTTCGTTTGGATCCTGGCCGAGAAGCTCGACCCGGCGAACTACCGTATCGACGCGGAGGAGCAGGGGCGCGGCATCGCGGCCGTGATCGGCGGCGATGCGGTCGGGAATATCGACCGCGTGCTGCGCCTGCCCGGCACGATCAACTTCCCATCCGAGAGCAAGCGCCGCGCCGGCAAGGTCGGCGGGCCCGTGCGGCTGCTGAGCGTGCGGGACGACCGCTACACGATCGACCAGCTCGACGAGCCCTATCCGGGGATCTCGTCGGGCGACAGCTCCGACCGCAACGTCCGGGTCCAGGCCGCGATCGACGAGCTAGACTTCGACACGGCGCTGGCGACCGAGCCGACCGACCCGCTGATTGTCGGCCTGCGCGAGCGCACCAAGACGGATGTCGAGCTGCGCAACACGCTCGCCGGCACCCGCAAGCCACCGGGCGACGGCACCGGCTCGGCGTGGCGGTCTGCGCTGGCGGCGGCCATGGCGAAGCGCGGCTACGACGTGAACGACTACGCGGCCGTGGTGACGCATTGGCCCCTAGGCAAGCCGAGCCAGGGAGACTTCACGGCGCGCATGATCGCCCGGGATTGGGGCAACGTCGCCCAGGGCCACGTCGAGAAGGCCGAGGCGACCAAGGCCATGTTCGAGGACACGTCGGGCGCGGAGATCGACACGAGCGCGTTCAAGGATCGCGATCAGCAAGTTGGGGACTTCGACACCTACGACCTGCTCGCCTCCACGGCACCGGCACCGCGGCCGACGATCGAGCTGATCGACCCGGCCGACTGGTATGGGCGCGAGCCCAATCTCAAGGAATGGTACGTCGAGGCCTTCGTCCCGCGTGGCGAGGTGACGATGCTGACCGGCAAGGGCGGCGTGGGCAAGTCGCTCCTGGCCTTGCAGCTCCTGATCGCCGTGGCGCTCGGGATCCCGTTCCTGGGGCTCAAGACGCGCCGGGCGAAGTGCCTGGGCTTCTTCTGTGAGGACGATCCGGACGTGCTCCACGCCCGCGTGCGGGACATCTGCCGATCGCTCGGCCGCGACGAGCGCGAGCTGTCGGGCTGGCTGTTCCTGGTGTCCAGGAAGTACGACGACAACCTGCTCTGCACCTTCGACCGTAACGGCTCGGGCGTGGTGCTCAAGGCGACGCCTCTGTTCGAGGAGCTGGTGCGGGTCGTGAAGGAGCTGGGCGTCGAGCTGAGCTGCCTCGACACGATCGCCGACATCTTCGGCGGCGACGAGATCAATCGCCAGCAGGTCCGCCAGTTCGTCCAGGGCTGTGCTGGCCGGCTGGCCGCCGAGACGGGCGGCGCCTGCCTCATGCTCGGCCACCCGTCGCGAGCTGGCGAGCAGAACGGGGAGGGCACGTCGGGCTCGACGGCGTGGCACGGCTCAGTCCGCTCGCGCTTCTACCTCGACCACATCGGCGACGAAGGCGGGCTCTACCGCGAGCTGACGACCAAGAAGTCCAACTACGGCCCGGCCGGGGCGAAGTGGAAGCTCATGTGGAAGGCGGGCGTCTTGGAGGTGGTGACGGCGAGTAGGTCGGTCAGTGAGGGGGCCCCAGAAATCGCGGGCACGCTGCACCGTATCGTGCTCGACGCCGTGGCGGGCGCCAATCGCGACAGCGTCCGGATCACGCTGGGAAAGACATCGAAGCACAAGGCCGAGCCGATCCTGCGGCGCCGCGAGACTGGAGCCTTGGCGCCCTACACGGCCGCGGAGGTCGAGGAAGCCCTGCAACAGCTCGTCGCGATCGGTGCGGTCGTGGAGGCCGAGGTGGCGCGCGACGGATCGCGGCGGCCGATCATGGGGCTCAAGGCCGTGGCAGAAGCCAGCGACGAGCCGGACATTTCGTCCGACGAAGGCGGGTTTTTCGACTGATCGGGTGCAGCAAACTAGGTCGGCGCGGCGTCGGCTAGTTTGCTGCAAACTTGCTAAGTCCTTGAAATCACTGCTGCAAACTTCTGCCGCAAACTAAGAATGCAGCACCGCCGCAAACTGCTGCAAACTTACAGATCAACGTCTTGGTATCATTACGTTTTCTCTAGTTTGCGGCGCCCTGCTCAAACTGCTGCAAACTAGACGTACTACCGTAAGGGCTGGCGCCCCGGCCTTCGGGGCCGAGCGCCGCCCTGATCGACGTACCTGGGCGCGCGGAGAGACAAGATGTCCGATGATGGGCTCGCAACACGGATATTCGACGGGCAGCGCTTCGTGTGCGAGCTGGTCGGGCCGCACAGGACGCGGGACGGCCGCCTGATCGAGCTGGAGCTGTGGTCGTTCGAGTGCGTGGTCTGTTCGACCCCTGGCACCTTCCTGCGGCCCGTAGACGAACCGCGGTTCGTGCCGAGCAGACGCTGCGCCCGGCACAAACGCCCAGGGTCTCCAGCCACGCCAGCGGCGCGGGCTCGATCAAAGGCGGCACGGCAATTTCGCTGATCCGGGCCAAAACGTCCGAAAAGATTTTCCAGCGCTTTTTCTACCTCGACAGGGGCTCAGGCCGCCGCGGCAGGCGCTGACGGGCACGCCCAGGCAGGCGCCCAGGCAGGCGCCGCGCGCCGCGCCTCCGGGGGATCCGCCGCGGACCCGGACAGCCCCGCGGATCGACATAAACGGCCCGCCAGCGGCCGAGACGGGTTTTCCGCGGCCATGGTCCCGGACCGTGGGCGCCGCGGGCGCTGGCGGGCCGTTTCTCGCGGTTTCGATCGGACGCGCCTTGCGACGGATCAGACGCAACGCAAAAGGCCCGCTCCGGGGGAGCGGGCCTTTCAGGGTCGGCGGGGTGTGGCGGTCTACAGTTCGTGCGGGTGGCAGCGTCGGTGCGTCCACTCCGTCAGCTTGGCAAGGCCTAGGAAGGGGAGGGCGACGGCCGCGCCGACAACGGCAAGCGTGACGATGTAGAACACGGCTAGAGCACTCCAGCGGCGACGGCGGCAGCGACGAAGGCGACGGCCGCGAGCAGCACGGTTGCCGCTTCGGCGAGGGGGAGCAGGAACAGACGGGCGCCGGTCACGCGACCCGCTCCAGAAGAACGACGTAGCTCGCGACGGTGAGGCGGACAGATACGGCGCCCTTGCGGACGGTGTCGGACGCCGCGAGCGCGGTCGTGTAGGCGCTCCAGCCGGCCTTGGTGTCCCGCAGCGACAGGCTTTGCAGCACGTCGAGCACGGCGTAGACGAAGCGGTCGCACGCGGCGTCGACGCGGCGGGCGGGCGGCGCCTCGACGTGGCGCCCGGCGCCCACGGGGGCGAAGGTTGTGACGTGGTACTCGGCCATGATGGTGCTCCGTTGGCAGGCTGGTCCGCTGTTGCGGCTGTGTCGCCCGGCGCCCGCCCAGAGGCGGACGCAAGGCGACAGGGTCGCGACAGTCGTGCGACAGATCAGACGGCTAGAGCGCGAAGGCGCTGTGACCGTGCGCGCCGGGGCGGACTGCGGACAGCTCGACCGCTTCGGCGGACGGCTCCACGTCGAGCAAGCCGAGATCGGACGCGAGGCGCTCCACCTCGCTCCAGTTGATCCGGTGACAGCCCGCGACGAAGTCGCCAGAGGCGTCGATCCGATCCACCTGGAAGTGGCCCACGCGGATCGTGCGGCCGTTGCGCGCCCAGGCCTCGCCGCGCTCGCGGCACAGCTTGACGAAGCGGAACACCTTGACCGCGTGAGCGAGCGGGACTTCGGCGCCTAGGCTGGTCTCCAGCGTCTCGCCGCGCACGCGAAGCAGGGCGCCGCCGTTGGCGTCGCGGCCGTGGAAGTAGGCGGTCGGTTCGCCCGACAGCCAAGCCTCGCGCAAGGCGCGTTCCCGCTCCAGCCGGGCCGCGTTGTCGCGCGCGTCGCGGGCCGCCTTGGCAGCCGCGGCGGCTTCGGCGCGAGCGAGGCGCGCGGCGATGCGTTCGGGCGTGTTGCGGCTGCTCCAGGTGCGGAACGCCGCGGCCTCGTCCGCGTCGCTGTCGAGCTTGAGCGGCGTCAAGCCGAACGCTTCGGCGTAGTCCGCGGCGGGGTTGGCGATGCGGTTCAACGCCTCCAGAGCGCGCGAGCGGTCATAGTCGCGCTTGCGGGGGAGGCGCTCGACGGTCGCGGTGTAGTCGTCGAGGTAGGCCGCAAGGTTCGCCGCGTGGATCTCGGGAGCGGACGCGGCGTCAAGGTTGCGGTCGCCGCGGTTTTGACCGCCAAAGGCGCCGATGAACGGGACGGAGAAGGTCTTACGCACGCGGCCGTAGCCGAGAGCGGAGTGGATCGGATTGATATGCTTGCCGCGCGTGGTGACGCTGTAGTCTCGGGAAGTAACGAGGGCGACAAGCTCGCCGCTCACGTCCGGGACTAGATGGGCGACGGGCGTGGAATAGCTGTAGATCTTGCGACCTTCAAACCAGAAGTTGCCGTTGTGCGAGCGCGCGGCGTCCTGAGCTTGATGCGCCCAGATGTGAGCGACTTGGCGGTTTGCGACGATGTTAGCCATGGGGGCGATCCTTTCGGGTTGTCGGGAGACAGATCAGACGAAGCGGCCGTTGCCGCGGGGGAGCTTCACGGCCTTGACCGTGTCCGCCGGGAACAGAGCGCGGAAGGCCGCGCGAGCCTCGCGGGGGCTGGAGGCGTACACGTCCGCCTCGAAGGCCATGCCGTAGCCGGGCCGGTTCCAGAGAACGACGAAGCGGCGCATCACAGCACCTCGACGACGACAGGGGCGGACCAGATGGGCGCGACGACGTAGATCGGGCACATCGGCCGCGCCGCGAGATGGGGCTTGTCGTCGTAATAGCGGTTCATCTCGGTCGCCTTGCGGCCGGCCTCGACGATGTCAGCAGCCCAGGGCGTGTCGCGGCCGTCCGGGGCGGGGCAGGGGTTGGAACGCACGAAACGCCCCTGATACGCGGGGCGGGCGGACCCGTCGCGGTTCAGGAGCTTCACGCCGAACAGACGCTGAGCGGGGGCGCCTAATAAGGGGGTGGCTTTCGTCTCGAAGGTCATCGGTTTGTCTCGCGTTGTGGTGCTTCAACGCCGCCACTATCGGACATCCTGTCTGATCCTGTCAAGCGTCAAATCGGACGTTTTGTCCGGAGAAGTGCGGATCCGTCCGGTTTTGTGCGGACGTGCTGTCCGGCGCTGAGTTGCGGCAAATATAGCAGCGGTTATAATGTTGACGTGGCAAGGCTTTACGGGAGGTGCGGTAAGTGCCTGACATCAAAGGGCGAATGACCGCCCAGGAACACGAATTTATCGCGGCAATGGTGCGCTCTGGCGATCCGCTCTACTCGGCCGAGCAGGCGGGCTACGCTCAGCCCGCGAGCGCCGCGAGCAAGGCGCTTCGGCGCCCCGAGATCGTCGCGGCGATCCACGCCCAGGCGCGAGCGCGCGTGCAGGGGGAGGGCGCCGCCGTCGCGGCGCGCGTCCTGATCGAGATCGCCAACGACGACACGGCCCCAAAGGCGCCCAGGGTCGCCGCGGCGCGCACGCTCGCCGAGATGACGCAACTCGGCGGGGCCGGCGCTGGCGGGCTCGACAAGCCGCTTTCCGAGATGACGCGGGCCGAGCTAGTCGAGGCGCGACAGCGCGCGGTCGCGTACCTCGCCGAACTGGACGCGCCCGTTATCGAGGCGACGGCGCTCCCGGCGCCGGAGCCGGCCGAAGGCGGGCTTTTCGACTGATTTGCGCCCCAAACGCGGCCGCATCGGGCGCTAAGTCATTGAAAACACACGGTGCGGCGCACTTCTCCGGGAAGTCCGCCGGGGCCGGGCAGGCTGGCCTGTGATGTTATAACGTTACGCCGACGCGCGCGCCCGGCCGCCTGGGCGCCTGGGCGCGCGCCCGGCCCCCGGGTACACCCGCGCCCGCGCGCGTCCGCAGTGGCCGGGCGCCCCGACAAATTTGCCGCCGAAACTACGGACCGGACATCTTGTCCGATGCGTCCGATGCTGTCATACCGTCTCCGGACAGGCCCAGGGCGGCCGTCGCGGCCCAGAGCGGCCTGACAGGAGACGGAAATGAACAGCAGCATGACCTTCGGCGACGCGCTCGAAGCGCTCAAGGCCGGCCGAACCGTCGCCAGAAATGGCTGGAACGGCAAGGGGATGTGGCTCCAGCTCCAGCGCCCGGACGCGCGCTCGAAGATGAGCCTCCCGTACATCTACATGAAGACCGCGGACGGCAATCTCGTGCCGTGGCTGGCCTCCCAGACGGACATGCTGTCCGACGACTGGCAGGACGTGACGGACGCCTGAGACGCCGATCCCCTCGAAGTAGATTCACCGCCCTTTTCGGCCGCAAAATCAGCGGCTTAGGCCCGATTTCCAGGCCGAAAAGGGCCTCCCGCATCACTGCTTGCAAGGATGGGCACGCCCATGGAGACCGCTGAGACCGAAATCCGCCTCTACGGCCTGTTGGAGGACGCACACAAGACGCTCGAACAGCTCAAGCGCGAGAAGGCGTCGCGCAGCGCCGGCAGGAGCTTCTCCCTGGTCGCGACGAAGCTCGACGAGGCCCGCTTATGGCTCGGCGAGGCCCTCGACATCGCCAGCATGCCCGAAGCCGCAGATGGAGAACGCCCGTGAGACCGCACGTCGCCAGAAAGCTCGCCGAGGTCTGCGCGAGCTACCGCGAGCCGCACCGCTGCGGCCTCAAGACCTGCCAGGAGATCGGCGAATGCGGCTTCCCGACCCGCTGCATCTGCCTGCCGTCTGATCTGTCGGCCGACGACGTGCCGACTTCGGACGTGGCCGCGTTCGGGCTTCGTCCGGACGGCCGGATCATGCCGCTCGAAGAAGTGCTGTGGCTCCAGGAGGGCGAGGCGAACGGCTGGGAGCCGCCGGAGCGCCGCCCCTGGTGGAAGCGGCTGTGGATTGTCCGGCACATCGGCGCGCTCGTGCTGAGCTGGCGGGTCCACACCTATGCCGGCGGCTGGGCCGAGGTCGGGATCGGCATCGGCGGGCCGCACCCGCAGGATCTATGGGTCGTGGAGGGCGCCTATCATGGCTACTGGTAGGCGCGAGATGACGGCGGCCGAGGCCGCCCTGGTCGGGAAGTGGGGCGTCTTCCGGACGAGCTGGGGCGGCGGCCTCGCGCTCGGCCAGATCGTCAAGTTCACGGCGCAGCGGGTCTACACGGCGCGGAGGATGAACCCGACGCCGCGCGAGCGGAGCGACCTGCTGGCGGTGTTCGAGACCGAGGCCGACGCGGGGAGGGCGGCCCAGGCTTACGACACGGCCTACCGCGCCGGCCAGGACGATGTGAAACGGACCTTGACGGCCTACAGCGCCGCCAAGATCGCCCAGACGGCCGGCGCCGAGACGGCGGCTGTGGTGGGCTCGCTCCCGCTGCCGCCGGCCTAGTGCTTCCTGGGGAGCACCGCGGCGACGAGGGCTTTTGCCACTTCGTCGCGGGCCTCCGGGGACAGGGCGGCCATGAAGCGCCGCCAGTGGAGGTTGCCCGGCGCCGCGCGGGCGATCTCGTCCAGCTCCTCAAACGGCATGGCGTCGAACTCGTCGCGCTCCGGGCCGTCCGGGAGGCGCTCGCCGACCATCGCGATCAGCGTCGGCATGAAGTGGGAAACGTCGATCGGATCCATGGCGGCACCATAGCGCCGCTGGCGTGCCCACGGAAGGTTCGCTTGACGGATCAGACAGATCGGACATATCGTCTGCCATGGCACGCTTTCCCCTCACCGCCGCCGCGCTTGAGCAAGAGGCCGAGGTGCTGATCTCGGGCCTGCTGGCTCAGCCGGCTTTCCGCAAAGCAATCGAAGGACTGGTCATGGCCTCCGTGAAAGAACTACGCGACGCCCTCGACGGGGCGAAGTCGAGCGTCGACAGCCTGACCGCGAAGGTCGGGCAGGTGAACGGCTCCGGGATCGACCCGGCCGACCTGGATCCGGTGCTCGCCGAGGTGAACAGCCTCCGGCAGACCGTCGAGGCGCTCTCGTCTTCGCTCCCGGCGCCGAAGGCCGCCGAGCCCGCCGCTCCCGCTGCGCCGGCCGTCCAGGCCTGATCTCCTCCCCGGGCTCTCCTCCCGAGACCCGTCCCTCGCCCCGTCCGGTCCGTCCGGCGGGGCTTTTTCGTAGCCGCAGGAGCACACCGTGAACGAGCAGGAAGTCGAGGCCCAGATCCAGGCCAAGGGCAAGACCGCGCCCCGGATCACGCCGGCCGACGTGGACGCCGCGATAGCCGGCGAGGACTACCATCGCTTCCCCGGGACCATGCTGATCGTCTGCGCTCTCACGCTGCGGAACGGCTTCACCGTGACCGGCGAGAGCGCGTGCGCGAGCCCCGAGAACTTCGACGAGGAGATCGGCCGCGGCATCGCCCGGCGGAACGCCCGCGAGAAGATCTGGGCGCTCGAAGGCTACCGGCTCAAATCAGAGCTGGCCGCGGCCGGCGCTGGACAGGCGCACCCGGCAGCTTGATCTTCGTCTGATGTGACTGTATTTCATCGGACGCAACGTCTGGCAGGCGATGCGTCGGTGGATCCTCCCCGGAGGCGGCCCAGGATCTTAGCGGATCCTGGGCCGTCTTGTATCTGTCTGATCTGTGTCTTATGCAGGACGGGCCATGACGCTTCCAGCTTTCATCCGCCGAGCGTTCTCCTTCACTGCTTTTCAGCAGGCGCAAGGCGACGACAGCTTTCCCGGCACGGAGCTAGACGTTGAGCTGGACAGCACGAACAACGCCGTCGAGGCGCTGATCGACGCCCTCCGGACCGTGCTCCGGGCGGACGGCAGGCTCCAGAACGGGCTCGTCACCAGGAACGCCCTCGCGGCCGACATCCTGCTCGGCGTCGGCGCCGCCCGGCCGTGGCTCGCGGCCCAGGCCTACCTCGCCGACGAGACCGTCACCCGCGGCTACCTGCTCTACCGGGCGCTCGTGCCCAGCACGGGCGTCGACCCGGCCGCCGATGCGAACGGGACGACCTGGGAGGTCGCCGCCGACCTGTCGCAGGCAGTCGTGATCGCCGCCGGAGGGGTGGGCACGGCCGCGCTCCAGGACGGCGCCGTCACGAACGCCAAGCTCGCGGGCGGCATCACGGGCGACAAGCTCGCGGACGGCTCGATCCCGGCCTCGAAGATCGGCGCCGGGCTTGGCACCGTGCCGATCGGCGCCCGCATGGCCTTCGCGGGCTTCCGGCCGCCGGCCGGCTGGCTGTTCGAGGCCGGACAGGCCGTCGACCGCGCCACCTACGCCGAGCTGTTCGACGCGATCACCGAGACGCTCCAGGTGGACATCGCGATCGGACAGCAGAACCTGCTCAACGCCTCGAAGTCGATCGCCGGGCTTGGCCTGCGGTCGGCGATCGTCGAGGGTCCGGGGATCCCGGCCGGCACGCGGCTGGTGAGCGACCAGAACGGCCAGCTCTCGATCAATCAGGCGCCGACCGCGAGCACGGTCAAGGCCTCGATCCGCCTGTTCCCCTACGGCAACGGCAACGGCAACTCGACCTTCAACGTGCCCGACAGCCGCGGCCGGACCGACTTCGGCCGCGATGACATGCTGGCGACGAGCTATTGGGGCACGGGCGCCGGGCGCCTTGTCGCGACGATCGACGGCGGCAGCCTCCAGGCGGGCGCGTTCGACGCCGGGGCGGGCCGCGAGCAGGTCACGCTCAAGACGACCAACCTGCCGAACAATATACCGGCGGGCAAGGTCACGGTTAGCTTCCCGAAGATCAATCTCCCGACCTACCAGTCGCTCGTGACAGCGTCGTACTACGCCACAAGTGGCGCTGTTCCTTTCGACAATCTCTGGCGCGGCGCAGTGAACGGCGAGGGCGTTCCGCAGGCGGCCAGCCAAGACTTCAACGTGGATGGGACGAACGCGAACCCGACAGGTTCGCAGCCCTTCGGGATCATCCCGCCCGCGCACGTCACGAACAAGATCATCTTCGCTGGAGCTTAAAATGCGGTCCCGCCTGCCGGAAATCTGCGCGACCTTTGGTGCGCGCGCCCAGAACGACTTAGGCTACTCGCTCAACAAGGTTGCCGGACTGTTCGGCAACGGCGATGTCGAGAGCCAGGGCTTCAACACGCTCCAGGAGATCGCCCCGACCGTGGCGGGCTCGGCCGGCGGCTTCGGGTGGATGCAGTGGACCGGGCCGCGGCGCCGGGCCTACCTAGCCTGGGCGTCCGCGCTCGGGCTCGACCCGTCCGCCGACGAGACGAACTACCGCTACATGGTCCACGAGCTGCTGACGATCGAGACGGCGGCGCACCGGGCGATCCTGGCCTGCACCGACACGCCCGAGGCTGCCGCGGCCGTGGTCTGCACGAAGTACCTGCGGCCGGGCGTGCCGCACCTGGACCGCCGCATCGCGAGCGCCAAGGCCGCCGCGGGCTACCTGCCGCTCGCGAAGGGCGCCAGCTCGCCGGACACGGGCCCGGTGGGCGCGCCCATCAACTCGGCGGCGCCGCCGATCGTGCTCAAGCGCGGCCAGTGGCCCGAGGACAGCCTGACGAGCTACGAGGTGAAGGCGATCCAGCAGCGGCTGCTCGATCTCGGCTACCACGTCGTCGGCTTCGTCGACGGGAAGTGGGGCAAGCGGACCGCCGCGGCGATCACCGCGCTCCAGGAGAACGCGCACACCGCGCTCCAGAAGGCGGACGTGGCGATCGACGGCCACTACGGGCCCCAGACCCGCACGCTGCTCGCCGACGACGCCAGCAAGGCCGCTGTGTCGCCCGAGCGCGCCACGATCAAGGCCAAGGATCTCGCGGCGGCTGGCAACCCGGTCGTGAAGGCGGGCTCGAAGATCACCTGGGCCTCCGTGGGCTCGATCCTGGCGGGGCTCGGCGCCTTCGCGGTGACGCTGCAACAGAACTGGACGACGACGCTCGATCTGCCGTTCCCGTTCTCCCTGGTGCTCGGCTTCCTGCCGCCGTGGGCCCTGCCGGTCGTGGTCGTGGCCTTCAACCTCTACACCGCCGCCAAGGCGTCCGGCCTGATCGGCGTCGCCGTCGAGCGCGTGCGGCAGGGGATCGACAACACGGGCGCCGCCCAGGACGGCTCGGGCAAGTTCACCCTGCCCAGCCTACCGTTCGGGCTCGACAAGCTGCTGCCCCGATGATCGGGGCCCTCGCCGCCGCGGTCGGCACTCCAGCAACAGCCGACAAGGCGGTAGAGGCCTCAGCTCACGCTATGCAGTTAGATCTGACGACGGTGTTCGCGTTGGTCGCGTGCATACTCAGTGTTGGTGCTCTGGTGTTTCGTTCCGGCGGGCAAGTCCAGGCGCAGCGTTCGTTCGAGCATTACTCGACCAAGGTTGACGCCGATCGCCAGAAGTGGCGCGAGGACTTCGAGAAATCGGTCGAGAGCCGGTTCGCGGCGGTCAGCGGCGCGACGACGCTTGCCCGTGAGCAGATCGCCGACGTGCGCGAGAACCTCGCGAAGAACTACATGGTCAAGTCAGAGATCAAGGAGATCGAGCTGCGCGTCACGTCTAGTCAAGACCGCATCCTCGATCATCTCGATAAGATCGACACTCGGCTAAACGAGATGCAAAGCCGGGTACTAGAGGCGATCAACAAGGCTAATAGCCGCTAATGGCTGTCAAGTACGATCACCGCGGCAAGCGCGTCGGCTTCGAGCAGCCCAAGGCCGTCAAGCCCGAGGCCGAGCGCAAGGCCGAGCGCGAGAAGGCCCTGGCGCTGATCCGCGCGCTCGATCGCGAGGAAGTCGTCACGGAGGCGCGCGAGCGGTTCATGCCGTTCGTGCGCTTCACCATGCCGGACCCGCAGGATCCCGACGACGCGAAGCGCTCGGCCTACGACGACCAGGACTTCCACCGGGCGATCGGCCTCGCGCTGGAGAAGGTCGAGAGCGGCGGCATGCCGTTCCTGATCCTCACCGTGCCGCCCAGGCACGGCAAGTCGCAGCTCACCTCGCGGCACTTCCCGGCGTGGCTGCTCGGGCGCGACCCGCGCCGGCACATCGTCGTCGCCGCGCACACCGACAACCTCGCCGAGGACTTCGGCGCCGACGTGCGCAACATCATGTCGACGCCGCAGTACAAGCAGGTTTTCCCGGAGGTCCAGTTCCAGCGGGGCGGCAACGCCAAGAACCGCCTCCAGACGACCAAAGGTGGGCTCGCCTTCTTCGTCGGCCGCGGCACCGCCCTGATCGGCCGTGGCGCCGACTTCCTGATCCTCGACGACCTTATCAAGAACGCCGAGGAAGCGCGCTCGGCCGCCGTGCGCGAGGAAGTCTGGGAGTGGGTCGTCAAGGTCGCCATGACCCGCCGCATGAGCGCCCGGAGCCCGGTCGTCATCATCATGCAGCGCTGGCACGAGGACGACCCGGTCGGCCGCATCACGGACCCGACGAACCCGAAGCACGACCCGATCCTGGCCTCGAAGTTCAAGATCATCGACCTGCCGGCGCTCGCGGTCGACGACGACCCGCTCGGCCGGCCGAAAGGCCGCGCGCTGTGGCCGCTGTCGAAGGGCCAGCCGAAGTTCGACGAGGAGTTCCTGGAGCAGCAGCGGCGCCTCGACCCGACCGGCTTCCACGCGCTCTACCAGCAGCAGCCGTCCGCCGTGGACGGGACGCTGTTCCTGCGCGAGAACATCCGCCTCTACAGCCCCGACGAGCTGCCGGCGAACCTGACGCCCTACTGCACGTCGGACCACGCGGTCGGCGAGGACCGGAAGAAGCACGACGCCTCCGTGCTGCTCGGGGGCGGGCTCGACCGCGGCAACAACCTCTGGCTGACGACCTGCATCTGGGAGCGCTGGGCGACGGACCGGATCGTCGAGGCCATGCTGGACATGGGCCAGGAGCTGCAACCGCTGATCTGGGCGGCCGAGAAGGGCCACATCTCGAAGTCTATCGGGCCGTTCCTGCGCAAGCGGATGAACGAGCGCAACATCTTCTTCCCGCTGCGCGAGATCACACCGAGCGAGAACAAGGAAGTGCGAGCCCAGGCTATCGCTGGCCGCGTCGCCCAGGGCAAGGTGTTCTTCCCGCGGCATGCGGCCTGGACTGAGCGCGCGATCGACGAGCTGCTCAAGTTCCCGAACGGCCGCAACGACGACTTCGTGGACGCCCTGGCTTACTTCGGCATTCTGCTCCAGAGCATGTTCGGGCCCGGAAAGTCCGAGCAGGAGCGGCGCGCGGCCGAGCCCAAGACTGGCTCCTACGCCTGGATCAAGGCGATGCAGAAGCGTCAGGAGCAGGCCGAGCGTTTCCGGATGGGTGGGGGCTACTGATGACCAAGATCACCGACCAGGATGTGCTTAGTGCCACCAGTAACGGCGACGGAACGCATGACGGCGTGAAGCTCGCGCAATGGCTCTACGAGGCCTATACTGGCAAGCCACTTCCCCGCGACCGAGCCGAGGAGCTGGTGCAGGAAGGCGTGCGGCGGGCTCGCATCCGCAGGGACCAGGAGGCGCGGAGCGATGTTTGACGATCCCCAGACCGCGGTGGCGGACGAGGCACCCCCGACCGCTGCCGAGGTGACGCCCGAGCAGGGCGGGCCGCGGCAGGATCAGGCCCCGTCAGAGCAAGACCTGGCGCTCCAGCGCCGGATTGCGAAGACTATCCGCGAGGACAAGCGCCATTTCAAGAAGGCGTTCGAGCAGATGCGCCGTGACATGCGCGTCGCCATGCGTGGTCACGACAACGACTGGTCGGATGACAAGTACAAGGCCAACATCACGGGCCGCCACGTCAAGGCCAAGACTGCCGCGCTCTATGCGAAGAACCCGAAGGCGGTGGCCCGGCGGGCGGACAAGATTGACTTCAAGATCTGGAACGAGGACCAGCAGTCGCTGCTGATGGCGTTCCAGACGATCCAGGCCGCCCAGGCCGCCGCCGCGACGATGCAGGCGCAGGCTGCCGGCGACCCGAGCGCCATGGTGGGGCACAACGGCGGCCCGGCCATGGAGCCCCAGCTTCCGCCGGGCTTCCAGGAGGCCCAGGCGCTGATCGCCGACTTCCAGGAGGGCATGGCCGCGCGCATGCAGGCCCAGCGGATCGCGAAGACGCTGGAGAAGCTGTTCGCCCACGCGATCAAGGAGCAGCAGCCGCTGGGCTTCAAGGAGAGCATGAAGCAGACCGTCCGGCGCGCCTGCACGACCGGCGTCGGCTACGTGAAGCTCTGCTACCAGCGGCAGATGGGCCCGTCCCCGAGCGTCGAATACCGGCTCAACGACAGCCGCGTGCGCCTGGAGCACCTAAAGGGCCTGATCGAGGAGCAGCAGGACGGCGACGGCGACGTGACCGACCTGGAGGCCGAGGCGGCCGAGATCGAGCACATGGTCGAGACGCTCTCGGCCGAGCCCGAGGTCGTCACGTCCGAGGGGCTGGTGTTCGACTTCCCGCAGTCGACCCGGGTCATCCCGGATCGGCTGTGCCGGTCGCTGGAGGGCTTCGTCGGTGCCCGGCACCTGACGCTCGAATACCTCTACACCCCGGATGAGGTGAAGGAGATCTTCGGCGTCGAGCTGGGCAAGAAGTTCAAGCCCTACAACGCCAACGGCAAGCTGGCCGACGACACGTCCGAGAGCTACCAGCACCAGGGCGACATGCTCGACGGCGAGAGCCCGGCCGGCGAGGAGCCGAAGGGCGACCTGTGCCTTGTCTGGGAGTATTTCGACAAGGCCGCGGGGCTCGTCTACTATCTCTGCGACGGTCACGAGGGCTTCCTCAAGCCCCCAGGCAATCCTGACGTGTACGTCGACCAGTTCTGGCCGGTCTGGGCGCTCACGTTCAACGCTGTCGAGAGCGAGGACGAGCTATTCCCGCCGTCCGATGTTGCGCTGCTGCGCGACATTCAGAAGGAATACAACCGTTCACGCGACGGCAAGCGCGAGCACCGCCGGGCCGCGCGCCCGCGCTGGGTGTTCGCCAAGGGCGCCTTCACGGATGAGGATCTGGGCTGGCTCGGGAGCGCTCCGGCGTTCACGGCCACGGGCCTCAACATGGACCCGCAGAAGGACATCAAGACCCAGCTCCAGGCCGTGCCCGTGCCCGGCGTCGACCCGAACCTGTACGATGTCGGGGAGATCATGGCCGATCTCCAGTACGTCGTCGGCAACTCGACGGCCGGCCTGGGCGCCCCGCAGAAGGGCACCGCGACCGCCAACTCGATCGCGGCCGGCGCCAACGCCACGGCCGACCAGTCGGCGGTCGACGACCTGGACAACTTCCTCACCGCGATCGTCAAGGGCGCCGGCCAGATCCTCATGCGGGAGATGTCCGAGGAGACGGTCGTCAAGGTCGTCGGGCCGGGCGCTGTGTGGCCCGAGATGACGCTCCAGGACATCGCGGACGAATTGTCCCTGGAGATCGAAGCGGGCTCGACCGGCAAGCCGAACCAAGCGGTCGAGATCGCCAACTGGGAGAAAATGCTGCCCTTCATCATGCAGATGCAGGGGATCAGCCCGCAGTGGCTGGCTCGCGAGACGCTCCGGCGCCTCGACGACCGCATGGACCTGACCGACGCTCTGGTGGACAGCCTCCCCTCGATCGTCGCGCAGAACAGGCAGGCGGCGCCCACGCCGGGCGATCCGAATGCCCAGCCGGAGGCCCAGGGCCACAACGGCACAGCAAACGGCCCGGCGGCCCCAGGTGGGCCCGCCGGACGTGGCGCTCCTATGGGTGCGCAGTCTAAGGCTCCACCTGTCTGATCTGTCTTGCGACACAGGACATTCTGTCGTAATCGAAGCAAAGGGTTAGAGGATCAACATGCCTCCCGAATTGGAAGATCTCTCGAACGAGCTGGAAGCTGAGCTGGAGGCTCAGACCGGCGAGGGCGGGACGGACGGGCAGACTGGTGCCGATGGCGCCAAGCCTGCCGAGGGCGCGGGCTCGTCCGACGCGCAGGCGAAAACCGAAGACGAAGGCCTTCTGGGCGTGGTCCGCGATGCGGCCCCGGCCAAGAAGCCCGACGCCGCGGCGGCCTCGCCAGCCGAAGGTGCCGAGACGGGTCAAAAGCCCGGTGAAGGCGCTCCCAAGCAACAGGACAACGAGAACTACTCGGATGTCCCGTTCAACAAGCACCCGCGGTTCCGTCAGCTCTTGAGCGAGCGGAACGCCAACAAGGGCGACGCCGATCGTTATCGGCAGGTCGACACGTTCCTCCGTGACAACGGGGTGTCCGCTCAAGAGGCGGCCGACCTGCTCACGGTGGGCGCCATGGCGAAGACCAACCCGGCGAAAGCCTGGGAGCTGGCGCGCCCATGGGTCGAGAACCTCTTGAAGGCGGCGGGCGAGGTGCTGACGCCCGAGCTGCAACAGGCCGTCCAGGAAGGCCGGATGACGCAGGAGGCCGCCTATGAGGTGAGCCGTTCCCGCGCCTCCGTCGCCAGCATGGAGGCCTCGCGCACGTTCGAGGGCCAGCGCCGCGAGCAGCAGCAACGCGACGAGCACTCGCGCTCGATCACGACTGCCGCCGAGGAGTGGGAAGCCGATCGCCGGGGCCGAGACCCGAACTACGACACCAAACTCGAACAGATCCATCGCGAAATCGCGTGGCGCCACCACAACGGGGATGTCCCGAAGACGCCGCAGGAAGTGAAGGCCCAGCTCGACGACGCCTACAAGGCCGTCAACGCTGCGCTCAAGCCCCCTGCGGCTGCTCCGGCGCCGACCCCGGGCCGGCAGGCACCCCCGCGCACCGCGACGAAGCCCGTGACGGGCGGATCTGTGGCTGGTGGCAACGCGAAGCCGCAACCCCGGTCTATGCTGGAAGTCGTCCAGCAGGCCGGAGGTTAGGCCCGCAGCATCTTAGGACACGGTCATGCCGTTTACTGCAAACGAACTGGCGAACATCGCCAACTCTGCGCTCGACTACTACCTCAACAAGGGCAAGGTCGAGAAGCAGAACATCCAGGACAAGCCCATGTCGCAGGCCTTCGAGGCCTCCGCTGGGCAGTTCCCGGGTGGCAAGGGGCTGGTCTCGATCGGCGTGAAGGGCGGCCAGGGCGGCGGCTCCTTCCAGGGCTACACCCACGACGATCAGGTCACGTACTACAACCCGGCGTCCAACCTGCGGGTCGGCTACGCCTGGAAGGAGCACCACATCGGCCTGGGCCTGACGCACACCGAGCTTAAGATCGACGGTATCACCGTGGTCGAGGACGGCGGCGATCAGACCACGACCGAGAAGGACGGCCGCGAGCAGTTCGCCCTGGCGAACCTGCTCGAAGGCAAGATGGAGGACTTCGACGAGGACAAGAAGAAGTCCTGGGACAACCTGCTCCACGGCGACGGCACGGGCGACGCGAAGGCGCTGGCCGGCATCCGCTCGATCATCCTGGACAATCCGTCCGTGGGCTCGACCGGCGGCCTGTCGCGCGTGACCTACCCCTGGTGGCGCAACCGGGCGGCCACGGCCGCTGCGGGGGCTGTGGACGCGGGCTTCGACGCGATCCAAAGCTCGTCGGCCGGCGGCGGCACGCTGATGCAGTTCCTCCAGCGCGAGGATCGCCAGCTCAAGCGCTTCTCCGCTGGCGGCGTGAAGCTGCGCCGGTTCGCCGGCTCGGACTTCATCGACGCCATGGAGCGCGAGATCCGCGCGAACGGCAACTACTCGCTCAACGGCTTCCGGGCCGCGGGCACCGTGGATGGCAAGATGGCCGACCCGACCTGGGACGGCAATCAGATCATCTACGACCCGACCCTGGACGACATGGGCCTGTCCAAGCGGATGTACGCGATCGACATGCGTCGCATTCGTCTGATGTATATGATCGGCGAGAAGAACAAGAAGGCTTCGCCGCCGCGTCCCTACGACCGCTACGTGATGTACCGTGGTCTCACCTCGACCGCGGTCATGATCGCCTCGCAGCTCAACACGAGCGGCGTGTACGACATCAAGTAAGCGGATCGTCTGATCTGTCGTAAGACGGGGCGGCTCCTACGGGGGCCGCCCTCAAATCTGAGGGCTTAGGAGGCCCGACACCATGGACACCGCTCACGTCTTTGTCGCCCTCGCCGGAGATCGCGGAAACAGCGTGCCGAAGACGGTCACGCCCGCCGAGATCCAGATCCTCCAGCGCATGCACGGCGACGACGCGGTGCATGACATCCTGCCCGGCCCGGCCGTGCAGCGCTCGAAGCAGCAGGAGCTGGGCCGGCTGGCCGGCGCCTACACGGCCCGGGATGAGGACGGCAAGCCGCACCTCCAGACCATGTTCCCGAGCCACACCCTGCTCCCGATGACACTCGACGAGCTGGGTCTGCCCGACGAGCTGTTCCGCGCGACCCAGCGTGCCCGGCCAGTGACCCGCTCCGTCGAGGTGCCGGTCGAGCAGACCCATGGCGCCCCGGGCGCCGCACCCGTGCAGGTCGGCTGGGATAACACGGAGTTCGAGCCGATCGAGGTGCCGGCCGATCCGGACACCCAGCCCGAGCTGGTCGGGACGATGACCGACCCGCGCTCCCAGCACCAGAACGACGAGCCGCCCGGCGTCGCCCTCAACGCGACCAACGACGGCGACGCCGACAAGCTGCGGGCTCGCGCCGAGGAGCAGGGCACCGGGCCGGGCTCCGTCCCGACCCAGACCGGCGCCCGGACGGACGGTGGCCCCGTGGAGACGGCCGGCGCCAAGACGGCCGAGCAGAAGCACGCCGAGGTCGCCCCGGCGGCCGGCGCCCTGTTCGAGTGAGGTGAGCCATGGCCCGCGGGCAGACGCTGCTTAAGCTGCTGGACGACCTGCGGGCCGAATGCCGGCTGTCACCCAACCCGGCGCACAACGCGCAGCAGCGCGAGGGGCAGGTCCGCCTGCTCCAGCGCATGCAGGAGTGGCTGTACGACGACTACAACTGGCCGCACCTCAAGATCGAGCGCACCTTCCCGGCGCAGCGCGGCCAGCGTTACTATGACCTGCCGAAGGACATCGCGCTCGAACGGGTGCTGAGCCTCCAGGTCCGGTTCGGGACGCGCTGGCTCCCGGTGGACCACGGGATCGACATGGACTGCTACACGGCCGTCGACAGCGACGGCGGGCAGCAGATGTGGCCGCCGCGGCGCTGGCGGATCTGGGAGGACGACCGGATCGAGCTGTGGCCGGTGCCCGACCAGGACGCGGGCCCCGCCGGCAGCCCAGAGGGCACGATCAAGGTCGTCGGGATCCGGCGGCTCAAGCCGTTCCGGGACGACACCGATGTCTGCGACTTGGATGATCGCATGATCGTCCTGTACGCGGCGGCCGAGCTGCTGTCCGCGGCCGGCGCGAAGGACGCGCCGCTCAAGCTCCAGCAGGGCGCTGCGCGCTACGCCAAGCTCAAGGATGACCTGTCGCCCAGGCGGCGCGTGCAGATGTTCCAGGAGCGCCCCGAGCGCTCCCCGCTGCGCGGGATGCCCATGGTCGACTACCGGCCGGGCAGCAAGTAATGGGCACGATCTGGGTCCGCGAGTTCACGGGCGGCCTCGACACCCGCAAGCTGCCCGAAACCTCGAAGGGCGGCACGCTCGTCCAGGCGATCGACGGCCACATCAACCGGGGCGGCGAGTTCGAGCAGCGCGCGGCCTTCGTGCCCGTCTACGCGCTCCCGAAGGGCACCGTGGGCCTCGCCTTCACCAAGGCCGGGCCGTTCGTATTCGGCTCGATCCCCGACCCGGGCGTGCCCAACGGCGTCAACTACCAGCGCCTCCAGCACCCGGACGGCGCGACCGAGCTGGTCGCCGTGCGGAGCTTCGACCTGTTCTCCGGCAAGATCTTCGCGGTCGGCGAGTTCGCGGACGGTGACATATACCAGTTCTACGACGGCAAGCGCGTCACGAACTACGGGACGAACACCGCGGTCGTCCCGGGCTCGCCGGTCCGGACCTTCGGGCGCAAGCTGTACTATCTGACCGGGCCGAACCTGATCTACTCGAACCTCGCCGACCCGACCAACTTCGACGCGGACAGCGGCACGACTGAGGGCGACACCAGCACGGGCCTGGGCGCCGGCTTCAACGACCTGTCCGAGGAAGACTACGGGTCCGAGGATCTGGTCGCGATCGGCCGCTACCAGAACTACCTCGCGATCTTCTCCGACCGGACGGTCCAGATCCGCTACATGGACCCGGACCCGGCGCTCTCGAAGCAGATCCAGGCCCTGCACAACACGGGCACGATCTCCCCGCGCAGCGTGACGGAGTTCGGCGACACGGATCTGTTCTACCTCGACGCCTCCGGGCTCCGATCGCTCAAGGCGCGCGACGCCTCGAACGCGGCCGTGAGCACCGACATCGGCTCCGCGATCGACGTGCTGCTGACGGACTTCGTCGCGAAGTCGAGCGCGGCCGACGTGCGCAACGCGATCGGCGTGATCGAGCCCCGCGACGGCCGCTTCTGGCTCGCGATCGGCGATACAATCTTCGTGTTCTCCTACTTCCCGGCGGCGAAGGTGAGCGCATGGACCATCTACAAGCCCGGCTTCAAAATGGACGAGATCATCGTCTTCAAGCGGCGCGTCTACTTAAGGTCTGGCGACCAGGTCTACGTCTATGGCGGCCTGGGCGCGGAGCTACAGTACGACGACACCGAAGCCGTGGCGTGGCTACCCTACCTAGACGGCGACCGGCCGACCGAGACGAAGACGCTCCAGGGGATCGACGCGGCCGTCCGGGGCAACTGGCGGATCGACATCGGCATGGACCCGGCCAACCTCGCGGCCAGCGACAAGATCGGGGAGATCACCGAGACGACCTTCATGGCGAACCGGATCCCCGGCTCGCACCAAGCGACGCACTTCTCCCTGCGCTTCCGCTCCCACGGCCGCTACAGCGACACCAAGCCGGCGGTCCTGGGTTCGGCCGCGATCACCTACTCGGCCGAGAGCGACAAGGCCCGAGCATGATCCTGGGCAACGTCTCCTTCGCCAGCGTGCTCGAAGTCGCCAAGAACATGCGCGAGCGCGACCGCGTCGAGTTCGGCGCCGTCGCCCCCGTGGGCGCGGACGACCTGCCGGCGTGGCTCGCCCAGCGCTTCGGCCGCCGGACCGAGCTGCTCTGCGCCCGGACGATGGACGGCGAGCCCGTCTGCATCGGCGGCGCGATCGAGGTGCGGCCGGGCTCGGCGACGCTGCTGTTCTTCGGCACCGATCGCTTCCCCGAGATCGCCCTGCCGATGACCCGGTTCATCCGCCGGCACTACTTCCCCAGCCTCGCGGCGGCGGGCACGCATCGGATCGAGTGCGTCACGCTCGACAGCTACCACGAGATGCAGCGCTGGCTGGAGACGCTCGGCCTGGAGCGCGAGAGCACAGTCCGCGCCTACGGCCGCAACCGCGAAGACTTCGCCATGTACGCTTGGATCGCGCCCGATGCTCGTCCGTCTCGCCATTGAAAGCGACCGCGCCGCCCTGGTCGAGCTGTGCGTCCAGGCGGTCGAGGAGAGCGTCCGCGGGATCGAGCCGGACCGGGCGATCATCAACGAGACGATCGACAGCTCCTTCGCGACCGCCGAGCCGACCTTCTTCGTCGTCGAGCGCCAGCGCGAGCTGGTCGGGTTCATGATGGCGTCGATCGGCAGCTACGCCTTCGCCTCTGGCATCTTCACGACCCAGCAGGTAATGTTCGTCCGTCCCGATATGCGCGGCACTCGGGCAGCCGCACTCCTGATCCGGCATCTGATCGCCTGGAGCACTAGGCTCGGCGCGAAAGAGATCACAGGCGGCAACAACAACGGCCTCTACACTGAGCAGACCGCTCGCCTGCTGGAGAAGCATGGTTTCGAGCGCGTCGGGGTGTTCATGCGCCGTCCGGGAGTGCAGTAATGTCTAAGAAGGACGGCGGCGCCGGCAAGCAGGCGAACATCGCGCGCATGGAGGAGGCCCAGCGGCAGGCCACTATCCGGCAGGGCACGGACCAGATCAATTCGACGTTCGACAGCCAGTTCACGCCGGACTTCTTCGACAAGCAGCGCCAGAACTACCTGTCGTTCCAGCTCCCGCAGCTCGATAACCAGTATGGGAACGCGCAGCGCGAGCTGACCTACGCGCTCGCCCGGGGCGGGAACCTGGACAGCTCGACCCGCGGCTTCCAGCAGGGCCAGCTCCAGAAGACCTACGACACCCAGCGCACGACCGTCGCCGACAACGCGAACAGCTACGCGAACACGGCCAAGTCGAACGTCGAGCAGGCCCGGGGCAACCTGATCTCGACGCTCAACGCCACGGGCGACGCGACCCAGGCGGCCAGCTCGGCGACCAATCAGGCCGCGATCCTGGCCCAGCCGCAGGCCTACAGCCCGCTTGTCGACGCCTTCGCCACCACGACCGGCGCGCTCGCCGCCCAGGCCCAGGCCGACCGGGCCCAGGCTATCGCGAACGGCACCTTCACGGGCGGCTCGGGCCTGTTCGGCACGTCCGGCGGCTCCGTCCGCGTCACGAGGTAAGGCCCATGTGTGATCCGCTCACCATTGCCGGCGCGGCGCTCTCGGCCGGCGGCATCGCCGCAAACTCGATCGGTGCCTCCCAGGCAGCCGCCGCGTCGAGCCGCGCCTACGCGGCCGAGCAGCAGCGGCAGGCGCAGCTCCGGAACGAGGCCGCCCAGGTCCAGCAGCACTCGAACAGCCTCTACGAGGGCTTCGCTGGCAAGCAGCAGGACCGCGCCGCGGACCTGACGACCTACCTCCGCAGCAATCAGCTCCCGGCCCAGGGCTCGGCGCAGACGACCGTGGAGGCGCCGGCATCGGGCTCGAACATCACGACCCAGGGGGAGGCCTCCCAGCGGGCCCACGCCGACGCCTACGCTTCGCAGCAGGCCGGCGCGCTCGCGGACATGCGGTCCTTCGGCGACCTGCTCGGGACGAACGCCCTGGCCCAGGCGCGCGACGCCGGCCAGATCGGCCAGATCGGCAACTTCATGCGGGGCTCGGCCTCCGTGCTGCCGATCGAGCTGAATGCGGCCAGCCACGCGGGCGACACCTTCAAGACCCTGGGCGGCCTCGCTGGCGGCCTGGGCAAGGTCGGGATCACCGCCGGCCTCAACGGCAGCACGCTCGGCGGCCTGTTCGGCGGCGCCGCCAGCTCGGGCGGGAACGTCACCGCCCTGCCGACCATGGCAGCCTCCGGGATGGGCTCGATCGCCAACGCCTACGGCAGCCTGCCGGCGGCGCCCATGACGGTCGCCCAGCCGTTCGGCGCCGCCCCGTCCTTCGCCAGCAGCCCCTACCGCGTCTGAGGCCGACATGCCGTCCTTCCGCAACAACGCAGTCGACCCGGCGCAGATCTCCGGGGCCTTCGACAGCATCGCCAAGGCCTTCCAGGTCACGCCCCAGGAGATCCTAGCCGGCGCGAAGGCGCAGGAGACCGCCCAGAAGGTCCGGTATCTGGCCGACGCCTATAAGCTCGCCCAGGATCCGAACAGCGACCAGGGCGCGCTCGATCGCATCGCCTCGATCGCGGGCGCCTACGCGCCGAGCCAGAGCCTGACGGCGGTGGACCGGAACAACGCCACCACGCTCAAGACGAACGCGGCCGACAACGCCCGCGCGCTCCAGCAGACCGGGCTCCAGCAGCAGGGCGAGACGACCCGGACCCTGCTGTCGCCGGTCGGGGAGGGGCAGACCCGCTTCGTCCCGCCGTCCGTCGCGAGCCTGTACGGCCTGCCGGCGCAGCAGATCGGCGCCATGAAGGCGAACGAGGGGCAGACGATCGCGCTGCCCGGCGGCGGAACGGTCGAGGGGCGCGCGAAGCCGCTCACCGAGGATCAGGCCAAGGCGCAGGACTACCAGCGCCTCGACCCGGCCGTGCGCAACGCGATCGTCTTCGGCAACACGCCCGTCGAGACCGTCATGTCGCCCGGCGGGCCGCGGATCGCCGCGCGCCTGGACGCGATCGGCCAGACCCCGGCGCCGGACACCCAGAAGGCTCAGTTCTTCAACTACGACACCCCGGACGGGAAGTCCGGCACCGCCCGCACGGACGGCTCGGGCAAGCTCGTCGACACCCAGACCGGGATCGAGCTGCCGGCGGGCTCGAAGACCTACACGGCGCAGCTCACCGGCAACAAGGCGGACACGGGGCTCGGCGCGAGCGCCAAGGCCAATATCGACACGCAGCTCCTGGATCTCTCGAACCTGGAGCAGAGCGTCAACGCGCTTGACAAGATCGCGACGACCAACCCGCAGTCGATCGGCCTGACCGGGCAGGTTCTGGGGATCGGCCAGGACGCCATGGCGACGATGAAGGAAGCCGCGACCATGTTCGGGCCCAAGGCCCAGGACTACCTTAAGCAGGTCGAGAACGGCGCTCTGCCTCCGGAGATGTCGAAATACTTCAATCCGAACATCCCGCAGGCGACGTTGCTGGAGAACACCATCCTGGCGCAGTACGCCAAGATGCAGGATCCGAACGGCCGCCTGTCCAATCAGCAGATGGAGATCGCCGCCAAGGCGCTCGGGATCGACGGCATGCTCAAGTCGGCCGACAAGACGAAGGCGGTCATCGCCGGCATCCGGGAGCAGATCGCGCAGAAGCGCGCCATGCTGGGCCCGACCCGTCCGGACGCCAACGCGATCCGGCCCACGGGCGCCCCGGCCCCGGCCCCGGCCGGCGGTGGCGATGCGACCTTCGTCCGCGGTCCGGGCGGCAAGCTGGTGAGGGCTCAGTAATGCCGCGCAAGATCACGTTCGAGGGCGCCACCTACACCTTCCCGGACGACGCCACGGACGACGAGGTCGCCGCGGCGCTGGACGGCGCGCACCCGGCCGGCCCGGACCCGAAGCCGGCCCCGGCCTCTACCGGCGGCGGGATCGGCGATCTGGTCGCCGGGGCGCTGTCGCGCGCCGAGAGCGCGGCCGGTGGGCTCGTCGAGCGCGCGGCCGAGAAGGTCGGGCTCGGGCCCAAGGGGCCGTCGCCCTACCAGCAGTCGTCGGACCTGGACGCCCAGATGCGCGGCGTGCCGGCGGCCCCGGTCACGTCCAAGCCCCAGGAAGGCGGCGAGCGGCGCTCGGGCGCCCTGGCCGGCCTGTTCGGCGTCGCCGACCAGGGCGTGCGCGGCGTCGCCCAGGGCGCGGCGACCATGGCGGGCCTGCCGGTCGACCTGACGACCATGGCGCTCAACCTGACGCCCGGTGTGGCCCAGCTCCGGACCGCGCTCGGCCTGTCGCCGAACATCTCGAAGCCCTTCCTGGGCTCGGACTTCAACAAGAGCGCGCTCGACACGGCCAACGACGCGACGATCACCGGGATCAATCGCGCCACGGGCGCGAACCTGGACCTGCCGGTGCGCGAGGGGGACAACCCGATCGAGCGCGGCGTCAACCGGATCGGGCAGGAGATCGGCGCCGCTGCGCTCCCGGCGGGCGCGGCGATCGGCAAGGCCGCCCAGGTCGGCATGGAGGGCGCTCGCGCGATCCAGAACCCGATCGCCCGGCACTTCGTCGAGCAGGCCGCCGCGAACCCCTCGAAGTTCCTGGGCCGCGAGGTCGGCGCGGCCGGTGTGGCCGGCGCTGGCGCGGCCGGCGTGAACGAGCTGACGCGCGCGGCCGGCGTGGACGAGCACGGAGTTGGGCACGCGGCCGGCGATCTGGCCGGCGCGCTCGGCGCCCTGTCGCTCTACGGGATCGGCAGCCACGCGGTCAGCAAGGTCGGCGACGTGTACGGCGCGATCACCGGAAGCGACAGGTTTGCCAACCAGGTCGTGCGTGACGCGGTCGTGGATCGGCTCGCCACGGCGGCGGGCGCGCCCACTGTAACTGTCGGAAAACGCGACGTTTTCGACACGGCGGACATCGTGTCGGCGATCGAGCGCGGCCGGGCCAACCCGATCGGCGACACGGTCCCCGGCTACCAGGACACCCTGGCGGACGTGACCCGCAACCCGGGCATCGCCTCGACGGAGTACGGCCGCCGGAACAGCGGCAGCGTGCCCCTGGCCCAGCGCGGCGCCCAGAACGAGAGCGCGGTCAACAACGCGATCGACGCGCTCGCCCCCGAGGGGCAGGCCGGCGCGCTGCGCGAGCGCCTCGCCGATTGGCGCGGCCAGCTCCAGACCGGCGCGAGCGCCGAGGCCCAGGCCGCCCAGACCCGGTTCGAGGAAGCGGCCGGCCGGCTCCAGGCGCAGATGCATCCGGACGCCCGCGGCCAGGACATCCGCGCCGCCCTGGAGGACGCCAAGGCCGCCGCGCGCGACCTGGAGCGCGGCGCCTGGGATGGCGTTTCTAACGGATCGGCCGACATCCGGCCGCTTGTAGAGCGCTTCGGCACAATCACGGATGGCCTGTCTGAGGCTGAGCGACAGGTGTTTATTTTCGGCCACCACGGGCAGGGCCACATCACTGGAATCCCGCAGCGCTTCCTACCGGCCGATGGCAGAGCGGGCGCCGAAGCCGCCGTTGGCCCGTCCCGCGCCGGCCTCAACGGGCTCAGCGGCGACGAGCGCGCCATGGGGGAGAACCTGTTCCGCGATCATCCGACCGCGCCCGAGACAAGCCCGGCGCCTACACCTCAGAGTGCGTCCGAGCCCGTCAATGTCCCCTTGTCAGAGGCTACCGGCGTCCGCTCGGCGCTCACCGACGCCCAGCGCGAGGCGGCGAGCGTTGGCCAAGTGAATAAAGCTCGCGTGATCGGCCGCTACGTTGATGCGATCGACAGCTACTTTGCGGAGCATCACCCGGACGTTGAGGCCTACAACGCAGCCAGGGACTACTCGCGCCAGCTCAACGACCGCTTCACCCGGCCGCAGACGGACGTGGCCCAGGTGCTCGACCGCAATCAGGGCATGTATCGGCAGGCCGACGCGAGCGTCCCGGGCCGGTTCGCGCGCCCGGACAGCGCCGACCAGGGCGGGTTCGAGGCGCTGATGCGCGAGGCGGGGACGGACCCGCGGGCCCGCAACGCCGTGGCCGACCAGCTCCGCGAGGCCGCTGCCGGCGCCCAGACGCCGGAGGCCGTCACGCGCTTCATGGAGGAGCACAGCCGCGTGCTCGACCAGTTCCCGGAGCTGCGCACCCAGCTCGAAACGCGGGCCCGGACCCAGCAGTCCGCCGGCCTCGCCGAGGAGCGCCGCACGGGCCTGGAGCGCGAGCTGGGGACCGAGAACGCCCGGGGCACGTCCGCCGTCGGCAAGTACCTGCACTACGGCACCGAGCAGACCAGCCGGGCGATCCAGGGCGTCTTCACGGCCGCCAAGCCCGGCGAGGCCGCGCGCGAGCTGCTCGACTTCGCCGGCCGGGATCCGGCGGCGGTCGACGGCATGCGCCGGGCGATTTGGGAGGAAGCCGAGCGCGTCGGCCGGCGCAAGGGCGAGACGACCGCCTCGACGGAGGGCGTGCAGCCGTGGATGCCCGGGAAGCTCAAGGCGTTCGTGGACAAGCCCAACGTGCGGGCCGTGCTCCAGGAGGCCTACCGGGACAACCCGGAGCACCTCGACAACCTCGACAAGCTCGCGGAGGTGCTCCAGCACACCAACGTCGGCGCCCGCGGCAAGGCGCCGAACGGCTCCGGCACGCCGCAGGGGATCATGGAGACGATCCGCAGCTCCGTGTCGCCCGAGAGCATTCAGTCGGGCGTGATGTCGGTCAAGCGCGGCCAGATCGGCGTGCCGTGGTTCGTCACCTCGATCGCCGCGCGCCTCGCCCGCAACAGCGTCAAGGCCGCCCAGAGCGGGGCGATCAATCGCATGCTCGACGAAGCTCTGGTAAACCCGGACGCCGCCGCGGCGCTGCTGCGCGAGAACAACCCGGTGAACCGGGCCTACCTCGCCCGCAACTCGAAGCTCTGGGGGATCGAGCACGCCGACCAGATCGCGAGCGCGCTCAACGACAACGAGGAGCCTGACCCCGTGAAGGCCGCAGTCAAGAGGAGCGCCCGGTGAGCATCGCAGACGCCTTCCGCGCCACGGCCGCCCAGATCGGGGCCCGTCCGGTCGATCTCGCCACGGTCGCGTCCTACGAGAGCGGCGGGAAGCTCAACCCCGCCGTGATGGGCGGGGCAGGGGGCCGCTACGCCGGGATCTTCCAGTTCGGGCCCTGGGAGCAGCAGCACTACGGGATCTCGAACCGGAGCACCGCCGAGGATCAGGTCGCGGCGGCCGGCAAGTTCCTGGTCGATCGCGGCTTCAAGCCGGGGATGGGCTTGCTCGATATGTACTCGGCGATCAACGCCGGCCGGGTCGGCCGCTACAACGCCAGCGACGCCGGCAACGGCGGGGCGCCCGGGACCGTCCGCGACAAGGTCGAGCAGCAGATGGGCGGGCACCGGGCGAAGGCCGAAGCGCTGCTCGGCGGGCTCGGCGGCGACCCGGCGTCTGGTGCGCCGTCCGCCGGCCAGACACCGCAGGCGGGCACGTCCCTAGCCGACGCGCTCGGGCCGGGCGTCACCTTGCCGACCCTGGCGCCGACCCTGCCGGTCGTGATCCCGTCCGGTCCGGACCCGGCGCAGCAGGCGCAGCAGGCGCAGCAGGAGCGGCAGGTCCAGGAGCAGCGTGCCCAAGCAGATCAGCAAAGGAAGCAGGCGCTGCTCAGCGTGAGCGCGTTTTATCGCTGATTTGCGCCCAAAAGTGCGCACAAGACGATCAGACAGCGCGAATAGTCGTTTAAGTCCAAGATCTTGACAGAACGGCCATTCTTCTTGCAGAAGTGCGCCGCATCGGGCGCCCGGCTCTTCGCGGTCGCCTGGGCATGGAAGAGGTCATGACAGTGAGTTTTCGCCTCGGGATCGCCGGGCTCGGCACCGTCGGTGCGTCCGTGGTCCGGATGGTGGAACGCCGCCGTCCGGCGCTCGCCGCTTCGGGCCTCGACCTGCGGGTGACCGCGGTGTCGTCCCGCGACCGGAGCCGCGACCGCGGCCTCGACATGGCGGGGATCGACTGGTTCGACGATCCGGTCGCCCTGGCGCGGTCGGGAAATGTCGACGCCGTGGTCGAGTTGATCGGCGGGGCCGAGGGGGCGGCCAAGGCCGTGGTCGAGGCGGCGCTCGAATCCGGCAAGCCGGTGGTGACCGCCAACAAGGCGCTCCTCGCCCGCCACGGCGCCTCTCTGGCTGCTTTGGCCGAAGCGCGCGGCGTCGCGCTGGCCTTCGAGGCGGCGGTGGCCGGGGGGATCCCGGTGATCAAGACCCTGCGCGAGGGCCTGCCCGGCAACGCGGTGAGCCGCGTCTACGGAATCCTCAACGGCACCTGCAACTACATCCTCAGCCGGATGGAGCGCGAGGGCCTGACCTTCGAGGCCTGCCTCAAGGACGCGCAGGCGCTGGGCTACGCCGAGGCCGACCCGACCTTCGACGTCGAAGGCTTCGACACCGCCCACAAGCTCGCGATTCTGACGAGCCTCGCCTTCGGCACCGCGGTCGATGCCGACGGCGTGTCGGTGGAGGGGATCTCACGCGTCCAGCCCCTCGACCTGCGCATGGCCGACGAGCTCGGCTACCGGATCAAGCTGCTCGGCGTCGCGCAGGCGACCGAGGCCGGGGTCGAGCAGCGGGTGCATCCCACCATGGTGCCGAAATCCTCGGCCATCGCCCAGGTCATGGGCGTCACCAACGCGGTGACGATCGATGCCGACGCGGTCGGCGAGCTGACCCTGATCGGCCCGGGCGCCGGCGGCGAGGCGACGGCCTCCGCGGTCGTGGCCGATATCGCCGACGTGGCGCGCGGGATCGTGCGTTCGACCTTCGGCATCCCCGCCGCCACGATGCGCGCCAGCGAACGCGTCGAGATGCAGCGCCACAAGGGCGGCTACTATATCCGGCTCACGGTTCACGATCGGCCGGGCGTCGCGGCGGGCGTCGCCCAGCGGATGGCCGAGCGCGAGATCTCTCTGGAGAGCATCCTGCAACGCCGCACCGAGGGCGGTGACTCGGATCCGCGCGGGCGCTCGGGGCGGCCCGTGCCGCTGGTTCTGATCACCTATGCGGCCACCGAGGGCAGCATCCGCACAGCCCTCGACGCGATCGATGCGGACGGTCTGCTGGCCGAGCCGCCCCAGGTCATCCGGATCGAGCGCGAGTAA